TCGGGTGTACGGCGATGCTCAGGTGTACGGCGATGCTCGGGTGTACGGCGATGCTTGGGTGTACGGCAATGCTCGGGTGTACGGCGATGCTTGGGTGTACGGCAATGCTCAGGTGTACGGCGATGCTTGGGTGTACGGCGATGCTCAGGTGTACGGCGATGCTCAGGTGTACGGCGATGCTCAGGTGTACGGCGATGCTCGGGTGTACGGCGATGCTCGGGTGTACGGCGATGCTGATATAGAAAATGATAACAATCATTGCGGATTTGATTGTTTCGGTTCATGCAACCGCCACACTCACGCATATTTGACAAAAGATAATAAAGTCGAAATAACTTGTGGGTGTTTTCGTGGCAGCATTGAAGAGTTTGAAAAGAAAGTGGAGAAGACACATTCGGGAAAAATCTACGAGAAACAGTATAAAGCCATCATCAATGTTATTAAAATTAAATTTGGGTTGACTGATTTGATATAGATTAAGTGCATTTGTTTACATGCCTTCCCGGTCTGTGAAGATATGGCGGGCAAACATGGTGGTATGGCGGAATTAGAAGACGCTATTAAGCAGTAGATTGATGCTCTAAGCTGAGGATTATAGGAAATGATAATCGGGAAAGGTTGGCGAAAAGGAGACCAGCATATCAGGTAAACGAAGCATTCGATGGTTATTAATCAATCGGTGACGGATACCAAAACCTACAACAGCGAGCCTTATTCATAGTAGGCGATAAAAGATGTAAATGAGCAGCATAACAATCATGCAGGTGCAAGTCCTGCTACCACCTCATAAATGTGAGCCACACATAAATGGCAAGGGTTAGTAAATAATGGTTGTGCCCCGGAGAATACGCTTCGGGGCTTTTAATTGAGAAAATTATGAATGCAATATTAACCGGTAAGATTTGCCCTTATTGCGGGAAGCCTACCGAATACGTGGATAGTTCTATAATCTACAGACGTTCTTACGGAATGATTTATCTCTGTCGTGATTGCAAGGCTTATGTAAGCGTACATAAAGGTACAGACCAAGCATGGGGGCGTTTGGCAAATGCGGAACTAAGGGAAGCAAAGAAAGAAGCGCATTTCTACTTTGACCAAATAGCTAAGACTAATCTTATCAATAAAATTTGGAAGAAACATATCCCCAACACTTCAAACAGAAACAAAGCCTACCTGTGGCTATCCAATCAACTGGGCATACCACGTGAGCTTTGCCATATCGGAATGTTTGATGTGGAGGATTGTAAACAAGTTGTTGAACTGTGTAAACCAATAATAGAAAACTATGGAAAATAAAGCAGTAGCATTTATAAAATCAAACGAATGGTTTAAGTCCACTATGGTAGAGCATGGAACGCATAACGGATATGTGGCTGTCCCCCCTGCGAACAAATATTATGGAATGTCTTATTCTGATATTGATGATATAAGTGTACATGGAGGTATCACATTTTCAGAACCGGCAATAAGCGGTGAAGAATCTATCGGAAGCAAAATGAAAATTAATCCCAAGTATGTCGGAAAAAGAAATCCCATATTGGATGATGTGGAATTTATTACCGATAATACAGAAATAGGTGATGACTGGTGGATATTTGGGTTTGACACATTCCATTATGGAGACAATGAATATGAATGGGACAAACAAGCCGTCGTTCAAGAGACAAGGTTCTTGATGGTACAATTGGCAAATAGACAATGCCGTACTACATAAACAAATAATAATTATGACTTACGAAGAGATGAAATCCAAGGCTTGTGTGGCAAGCAGCCGTAGCAAGCCCAAAAATGAGGAACATAAAATACAATGTTCTTGTGTTAGGTATTTCCGTTTAAAATATCCCCATCTCAGAAATATGCTGTTTGCTGTTCCTAATGCGGCAAGACGTTCTGCAAGGAACGGAGCTTATATGAAAGATGAAGGTATGCTTCCCGGAGTTGCAGACCTGATACTTCTTAAGAGCAATCGTTTCTATGGAGCTTTGTGTGTGGAAATGAAAAAGCCGGGAGAATACCAAAGACCAGTCCAAAAAGAATGGCAAAAGGAATGTGAGGCAAATGGTAACAAATACATCGTTGTCCGGTCATTAGACGAGTTTATTAAAGTGGTGGATAATTATTTGAAAGATATATGACTTATATAGAACTGATAAATAAGTTTTGGTCTCTTGACGAAGACTGGGAATTTACCTGCTGTGAAACGAGGCTTTATTTTTACTTGCTAAAAACAGCGAATCGTTTAGGCTGGGTGGATAGCTGGACGCGTAGTGATACAAAGGTATCATCTGACGTGGGAGTGTCGGTCAACTCAATGAAATCAGCACGTAACAGATTAGTTCAGGCGGGTCTTATCACATTCAAATCAGGCGGAAAAGGGCAACGTGACAAAACAAGGTATCAGATTAGCTATCAAAATTTGACACCTAAAGTTGAACCTAAAGTTGAACCTAACCTTATACCTAACCATGAACCTAAAGTTGAACCTAAGCCCTTACAGTATAATGTACGCGCATTAGACAAAGATAAAGACAAAGATAATTATCTCTCTCTCCCGCGCGCGTATGAGGAAATTCCGACTGGGATTTTTGAAAAAGGGTTGGATGAGTGCTATGAAGAATTGAAATCGAATAGTTCATGGATGGAAGCTGTCTGTATGAATACTCGTTTATGTGGGTATAAGGATTTCGCACCTCCTGATTTTTATGATTATTTGGAGAAGTTCTTTATGAAACTCCAAAACGAGGGAGAAACGGTTAAATCACCCCAAGATGCAAAATCGCATTTTGCTCGATGGCTGAAAATTGAACTTGAAAAAAAGAAAAAAGATGAAATCACCCGAAAAGATAGGCGAATTAATTCCTATACCATCGCCAAAACAGATGGAGGAAGCTCAATCACACCACCTGAATCCTTTGAGTTCTGAAGGAAAGGATGACCAATTCAATTTCTTGTATGGCGGCAAGAAAGGAATGATGTCAAAAGAAGAAATTGAAAAATTTTGGAAGGGAGGATTTGTTATGTCACTGCAACAAGTATCTCCTAATTTTGTAATTGATGAACGAAACAGAAATCTTATAGGCGCGATTTATACATGGATTTGGTCTAATCTTGGAAGGTTCCCTCCAGGGGTACTTGACCCACATAAAGGCTTACTTCTGTGGGGTGAGATAGGGACCGGTAAGACAACACTTCTGAAAGGAATACAAAGATATTTGGCTACTATTAATCAAATTGCTTATGGATTCAGAGCCTCCAATATATGTATTGAAATACGATCTGCCGCAGAAATAGCATTACGATATTCTATTGACGGAATTAATGCTCTTGACTATTGGACGGATCGTAACATGGCAGGCAATCTAGCTATTGATGAGATAGGTCGTGAAGAATTATCCAAACATTTTGGGACATCGTGCAATGTGGTCCAGACTGTATTGCAATTACGTTATGAGCAACGTCATAACATCCTTACTCTTGGAAGTACAAACATGGATATGGCACATCCTGATGAATTTCGAGAGAGATATGGAGATTATATTATGGACAGGGCGAAAGAGATGTTCAACTTTGTTAAAGTTGGAGGAGGTAGCAGAAGACGATAACATCACATTGAAGTATGCCAAAGAAAGTCAAACCGGAAATTGTATATGTCAAATGCCGGAATTGCAAGAATGCCTCGGACTTCGGGGATAATTCTGCGTATTGTAAGGCTAAAGGGCATAGAGTGTGTGCCTGTGACAGATATGGGCAAATTTGCAACAGTTTTCTAAAGAAAGAATTATAACGAAAAAGGAGAAATTTATGAATACCGAGACGCAGAGAAAGATACGTGAATGGGAAGCGGAACGCGACAGAAACCTGCGCATACACTGCCCTCTTGTAGCTGCCAAATTCCAAAGGTGGATTGACAAAATTAATAAAAAGGAGAACGAAAGTATTAACCGCATGAAAGGAAATGTAAAGTGAAAATATACAATTATGAAACCAAAGAAAAAAATAATAGATGCCGCCATAGCCAATGGTAGCATAGATAGATTGAATATGCTGCTTTCAGCCGCTCACCTGTTGAATTGCGAAGCCAATAACTTAGTAGAGGAAGCGAGCGATTTAATGGCAGAGAACTCCCTTCTGCTTGGAGATTTAAAAAAGTTGCACAATGACTTCGTAAAAGTTGCCGATAAGTATTTCAAGGAGTTCTCCACCCTCATTACTACTGATACCGCCAAGATGGATATGTTCTCTGACCTTGATGGGTTTGATAAAGCATTCAGAGAGTGGGCTAAAGTACCGTCAGAGTGGAAACCTAGAGAAGTTTGTAGGAACCATTAATTAAAAGTAATACAGAAACAAGGAAGAATCATGAAAAGAGAGTTAACGCCTGAGAATATTCAGGAACTGAAAGAGAATCAAATATTCGTTTTTGGAAGCAATATGAACGGCAATCATGCCGGTGGTGCCGCTAGATTGGCGGTAGAGAAGTTTGGCGCAATCATGGGCCAAGCGGAAGGCATACAAGGTCAGTCATACGCCATCCCTACCCTTAACAAGGATATGCAGAAGGTGACCGACGAAGAACTGATAGTATCACTGCGTAACTTCAAGCATTACGCTGACGAACACCCTGAGCTAACGTTCCTGCTTACCAAGATTGGTTGCGGAATAGCCGGCTTCGATACTAACTACATGGCTTACATGATTCTTAGAACCGAGCTTCCAAGTAATGTAACCTTTCCTGTGGAATTCACAAGAATAAAAGGCTATAAAGGCTTTAATCCTGATATGACCTGTCGTGGATTCCAGTACGAACAAAACAAGATGTTTGAGCAGGAAGGGGAGGTAAAAGCCTGCGAAAATGGATTCCACTTCTGCTTGCATCCATTGGATGTATTAGGATATTACCCGCCTGTTGGAGATAATGGCATTAACCGCTATTGCAGAGTTGAGGGTGACGGTAATATGTCGGTGGATACAGATGATACTAAGGTTGCGTGTTCGAGAATAGCAATTAAAACCGAAATCGGAATAAGAGGGCTGGTTAAAGCGGCTATATCTTATGTTAGAGAGCGGTGTACTAACGAGTATAACGCAGAACCGGGAAAACCTGCCACGGCTGGTGATTACGGTGCTGCCACGGCTGGTGATAGTGGTGCTGCCACGGCTGGTTATAGAGGTGCTGCCACGGCTGGTGATAGTGGTGCTGCCACGGCTGGTTATAGAGGTGCTGCCACGGCTGGTGATAGAGGTGCTGCCACGGCTGGTGATAGTGGTGCTGCCACGGCTGGTAATAGTGGTGCTGCCACGGCTGGTTATAGAGGTGCTGCCACGGCTGGTGATTACGGTGCTGCCACGGCTGGTTATAGAGGTGCTGCCACGGCTGGTGATAGAGGTGCTGCCACGGCTGGTAATAGTGGTGCTGCCACGGCTGGTAATAGTGGTGCTGCCACGGCTGGTGATAGAGGTGCTGCCACGTCAAGAGGAAAGGCTTCATCCGGAATAAATGGACTGTCAGTGGTAAGAGGTAACAATGTCAAGGTAAGAGGCGGAATGGGCGCAATTTTGGTTATAGCAGAAGAAGATAATGAAACGTATGATGTTGTCGATTGGAAGGCTGTAGTAGTTGACGGAAATAAAGTCAAGGCTGACACATGGTATATGTTGGTTGGCGGAGAATTAAAGGAAGTTGATTAAAACTATAACGAACTGGCAGGCACGGCGGGAATCCGTGAGTTAAACAGATTTGCACCCTGCGAAGTTCGTTATTAAATAATGAAATGAATAAATGGAGGAAGTGATAATTATCAATGGATATGAGTATACGAAGGATGAATTTGACGCTATAGCCACATTCGTTGGAAGCGATATTAATTAAAGATATATATGGAAGAAAGTAATTTGACTCACGGTTCCCTATTCAGTGGCATTGGCGGCTTTGAATTAGGTGCAGCATTTGCCGGAATAAAAACTCTTTGGAGTTGCGAGTATGAAGACTATCAGACAAGTATAATCAAAAAGAATTTTGGAGCAGAACATGAAATCAACAGAGATATTAGAACGTATTCAAAACCAACATTTGTTGACATCATCAGCGGTGGATTCCCTTGCCAAGACATCAGCGTTGCTGGAAAAGGTGTCGGAATTATCGGTGAAAGAAGTGGATTATGGAGTGAGATGTATAGAATTATACGGGAAGTTATGCCCCGATACGTGCTCATTGAAAACAGCCCAATGCTCCTTATTCGGGGATTCGAACGAGTTTTATGCAACCTTTCCGAAATCGGGTATGATGCGGAATGGCAATGTTTATCAGGCACCGACTTTGGTATACAACAGGGTCGGGAACGATTATATTGTATTGCCTACTCCAACAAAATCCACGGCGAAAGGAGCTTGCAAAGATCGATATTTCGGAAGCCCTACTTATCGGGGCAATTTACACGAGTATATCCGGGATGGAGAACAAGACAGTCTATACCCTCACCCCGCTTTGCTGGAAAGTATAATGGGGTTCCCGATAGGGTGGACAGAACGGAGTGTATAGGCAATGCAGTACAACCTATAATTGCGCACTATTTATTTGAATGTATTAAGATTTTCGATAAACAATTAGAGTAAAACAGATCAGGTATGAATACACAATTTGAGTGGTCAGCATGCGCTACCGATGAATGGTATACACCGAAGGAGATTATAGATGCGTTGGGTGAATTTGATTTAGATCCGTGTGCCCCGGTCAACCCACTATGGCAAACAGGTAAGGTGATGTATGATAAAAACGTCGATGGGTTAAAACAGGAATGGAAAGGCCGTGTATGGCTAAACCCACCTTATTCCCGACCTCTGATTGAAAAATTCATCAGCAGGATGGCAGAGCATGGAAACGGTATCGCATTGCTTTTCAATCGTTGCGATTCAAAGATGTTTCAAGACATCATTTTTGAAAAAGCAACGGCGATGAAGTTTTTGCGCAATAGGATTCGTTTCTTTCGCCCGGACGGGACTCGTGGAGATTCACCCGGTTGTGGTTCCATCTTAATCGCTTTTGGCGAGGATAATGCGGAGATATTAAGGACTTGTAATATGGCAGGTAAGTATGTTAGAATCAATTAGAATGACAAAACATGAATAAGGAAGAATTTCTGAGCAAAAGAGATGCCATTGATTTAACGCTAAAAGAATTGAATGGCGAAAAGAAGAAGTTGGAAAAGGAATACATTGAATCCAACCAAGGATTCCCTGTTGGAAGCAAGGTCTGTATAACGGTCCCGGCTCATGAAAGGTTTTCTCTTTTGAGCAATGAAAGGATATTGGTCCCCGAAGCGAAGAAGTTAGCCTATATTGCATATTATGAGATTGATGATAACGGAGAGGTTGTCCCCTATTTAAGACAGTTGGATAACAATGGGGGTATGTCAGCAATACCTTTATATGTTAATTTTAAGAAGGCTATAATTGAATTAGTGTAAATCAGATAAGAAATGAAGATAATAGCAAAACAAGGTTCAGAGCTTGAGAATCTACTGAAACAAATGAATGAACAGCTTATGCGCGAACAAAACGAAGCTAAAGATATGATTCAAGAATATTGTGGTTCAAGACCGGATAGCCTCGGATATGGATGGGCATTTGGAATAACCGCTGAGTGGCTTTATACTCTTATTGGATTTGATGATAAGGAGTTTGTTCCTGAGAAACTGATTCCGAATAATGATGATAAGAAGCATCCGTGTTGGAAAATCGATAAACGAAAGAAAGAATGTCGTGAATTTATTGATAAATGGCGTAGAAAGTTTCGAGGTATAGATGGTAGGCCACTTAATAAATTTGGGATTCCGGTAATGCATGAAGAAACAGGACGCTACTTCCATTGGCTCCCGCTTGAAAAAGATGGTATCTATTATGTCTCAGTAGGTTCTTCTCTTCTTGATTGTATGCCATCGGCAAAAAGTGAGCAGTTTGAGATAGAGGTTTAACGTATAACCAAGATAGATATGAAACAGAAGTTAGAAGAAGCAGCAAAACAATATGCAGAATCAGTAATTGATTCATTCGGGACAAACGGAATTCCGAATGGCGTTTCCGATATTAAAGACATGATTGCTCTTGGTTTTGAAAATGGCACATCATGGCTTTCAAATCAGATTAAATCTATCATCCTGGATGATACGTTGACAGATGGGGAAGTCATAGATAACATTAGTGAGCTATTGAACCAACAAGGATGTACTGGAACGGATTAAAGAGAAAGGAGGCTGATTATGAAAGAACTTATTGACTATTTGAATCAATCCGGATTGACGGGATTAGTACGTACATATATAATTGTCGGAGGTATTTTATCTGTCATTGTATTTATTGTGACAATATATATGATTATTAAAATGTCACGTGCTATTAATGACAGGAAAAAATCTATGTTGGATTTTCAACGTAGACGCAAAAAAAGGAAAATATTTTAACTTGTAACAAGATATAAATGAGCAAATATACAGCAAGGCAGATAGCTGAATCTGACGAACTATTTGAAAAGCAAATACATAAAGTCAGAAAGTTTTATTTGAGTCGTAATCCCGATAAAATGATGATGCTTGAAGAAAGGAAAGCAGTCGTCAAAGAACGGAATAAAGGTCTTTCCCCGGAATATGATAAGGAGTATTATTGTGGAACTTGTGGAGCTAAAGACGGTGCGGAACATCCTAAAAGTGGATATTGCTTTCACTGTGATACTGATAACTGGATTTCAAAGAATAACTAATAACTGGAACAGATATGAAAAAAATAACGATAATATGTGATGCTTGCGGAAGAGAAATACAACCATCGTATTTCCGCAGCGCAAGATTGGATTTTAAGGTGGATAAATGGGATGGTGGCTCTGTTGGTGGAAGGGAAGATATATTCATCCAAGAAGCCGACTTATGCTCGGAATGCGCCCATAAGTTACAGAGATTTATAGAAAACGAATTGAACATTCAACCACATCACCCCTAATTGATTAAATTATGAAACAGACAGTAGAAGAAGCAGCAAGGGAAAATATCCTGTTTAATCACAGGACAGTTGACAGAACTTTGATCGGTAAAGATTTGGCAAAGTTTGGAGAGATGAATTTCGTTCAAGGTGCCGAATGGCAATCCAAGCAATCGCTTTGGATAAGTGTTAAGGAACGGTTGCCGGAAGAAGGACAAAAAGTTTTCGTTTTGACAATGTGTTGTGGTGTATCACGTATTCTAATTGAAAGGTTTTACAAAACAAGTGCTTTTGATAAAGATAATAGATGGGTTTTTGGAAACAGTATCGTGTTGGCATGGATGCCCATTCCGTCTTTCGATGATATACTCGAAGCCAACAGGGATGTACTTGAACGAATTAAGAAGAAAGGAGATTGAGATATGGATAAGGAAGAATTAACCATTAGCTTAGCGGAAGCATATAGGGAGATATATCTATTAAAGTTGCTTAATATCAAGCTAAGGAAACATGTAGATGAACTTACTGGGTATATTCAAGAATTTTCACCTGTATTTACTAAAGAATAAAAATATGTATAATAATAGATACTTTCATTATTGGAACAAATTAAAATTTGATTACAATGAGTGTTTAGGTCGAATTGTTTCAACTAAGCTGGTAAAGAAACACATGAGAAGGATGAAAACGCTTGAATGGCGTATAAGAATTAATCGGAAAGAGTTTATAGTTAATCCTTTAGGGAGAAAACATACTTTCCACCTTTTAATAGAAGTAGTATGGAAATAAAAAACGTAGGAAAACTTAGAAAAATCATAGAGAACCTTCCCGATGATTTTGAAATCGAGATACGTATCAGACGCAAATTGACGGATGAGGAATTGAAAAATTGCAGATACCCTTATCCTTACGATACAGAGTATTTAATTCTTGAATTTGACGATTTAGGCGTGTCTAGCAAAGTATTGTGTTTGGGTGTAACTTATAATGAATGAACGGTATGGAAGTAAAGAACGGAATAATAATAAATGGAGTGTTGCATGAGATGACGAGTGAAAATGTCCCATGCAACCAATGCTCACTGTTGCGCATTTGCAGTAAGTCAGAAAAGGAAGAATATGCCATCTGTCTTTGTGCTTTGATGAACTGTGATGGTTTTGTTAACCGCGGAAAAGTAAAAATAGAGAAGGAGGAATAACTATGGGATTTACAACACCGTGTTTCATAAGAAAGAATACACCGGAGCTTCGGAAGAAGCTGGAAGAGTTGGGGTATAAGCTCAATAATGGCAAATGGATGGGCAAATATCTTGCGGCATTCCAAATTAAAGAAACAAAGGAATGGAGATATGTTGCATCCCCTGAATGGGATTTGCAAAATAACCCAGATATAGATGCTTCTATTGATTGCGGAACCAACGAAGAACTTTTCTTGGCTATAGCTTCATTGAGGAATGATACAGACAAGAACCAATGGTTTACGGATGGAGATAAATGGATTCTGTGTCCGGAAATCAAGTTCTCTACCTATTGGGCTTACAATGATGTTTACATTAACACGGATACCATCCACAAGGCTACCGTAAACGAATTGATTGAACTCTTTAATAAAAGTTAATTATGACCGAAGAACTCGTAACATTAGAGACTGCGAAGCTGCTGAAAGATAAGGGCTTCAATTGGAAGTGTGAACACATAATAGACCGCAATAAGGTTATTACAAAATATAACCTTCCGCAAAGTATGTCGTGTTGTACGGAAATAGATGACGAAGCAGTTGAATTTTTGTGTCCAACATTGTATATCGCCCAAAAGTGGCTGCGTGAAATAAGAGGTGTGTATGTATATGTAGAACCTGTTATTGGAAAAAGATGGAAGCTTTCTTTTTGTGATTTCAATGTTCCAACAGAAGAAAGCGACTGGATGGAGAACGAAATAAACAAAGGGAATGGCTATAAAGTATATGTCACCTACGAGGAAGCACTTGAAGCAGGATTACAGGAAGCATTAAAACTTATATGATTATGAGAAAATTCACATATGTATTGGCATCTGCCATCATATCATATCTAATTTGTGTATATGAGTATAATATGTGGGACTTTATTACAGGATTAGAACCTTCGCAAACTTGCGAAAGATTACTCGGATATGTGTTATATTGCGTGATATTCTATTGGGCTGCAAAGCTATTGATTATGATTAAATAAGTATGGAAACAGCAGAATTAATATTTAAATCCGTACTTGCCCCATTAAATTTTTGTACTTTGGCATTTTTACCTTAATTTTGGTAAGCAAGTGTCACAGACGCATGGAGAATAGGTTTGATGAGATAGAAAAATGCGTCCGTCATGTGTCATATCGTAACGACATTGTTTACATCACCCAGCTCTTGGAACTGCAAAGATGTGAATAAATAAGGAACGGTATGAGGAAGCCGATAAGATTGGAGAATAATCAAGGACGAAGAAATCAAATTAGGAATAAGGAAATGAACAATATTAATTTAAACGAATTGCGCGATCGCGCTTATAAAACCGCTTGTAAACACGGTTTTCACGATGAGGAATTGAGTAATAAACACCACCTTTGTTTAGTTACATCCGAGCTTATGGAAGCTGTAGAAGCAGATAGAAAGGGAAGATTAGGAAAGAAATGTAAATCACGTTTTGAAATGGACTATAATTGCTATCCTGCATTAGTGGAAGAAGAAAAGCGATTTAAGTGTTCCTTTGAAAAGAATGTAAAAGATACACTTCCCGATGAACTTGCCGATGCAGCTATACGTCTGCTTGATTTGTGCGGATTGCGTAAGATAGACATCGAGGATTTTACGGAAGAAATGTTATACGAAGCAGAGGAAAGTTGCGAGGATGAGACCTTTACAGAAAGTATATATGCTATATCCACAATTCCCATCAGATATGCGTATGAATATGACTATCCATTAGAAAAACAATCACATGGCATGCTATTGGCTATTTTCGGACTTGCCAACCATTTGGACATAGACCTCACATGGCACATCAATCAGAAGATGAGATACAATGAATTGAGAGAAAACAAAAATGGGAAAAGGTATTGAGAAACAATCTAAAAACAATAAGACGATGAAGGTTAACATTGAAAATTTACGCCAATCGGCTATGACGCCGACTAAAGAAGACAGGGCAGACTGGACCAACGGCTTGTATCTAATCTACGAAGACGGACATGCAGAACCGTTTACCGGCGATAACTTCAAAGATTGTGTACGATACATCGGATTAAAGCACAAAGACGTATCGTTTGCCATCTCGTTGACGGAGCATAAGGATGTTCAGTTGCTTGACAATGACAGCCGAGAGGAATTTGGAAATCAAATCTATCATGGGCGTGAATGTGATGCACTATTTGATATGAATGGACAGCGTAACACTGCTCAACTGATTGAGCGAAATCCTAAACTGTCTAATCTGCTGAAAGATGACGAATATATCCCATCATTAGGGCAGCTTAATTTAATGGCTCATTATCAAGATAATATAAACGATGTGTTGAGGTATATAGGCAAAGAACCGTTATCCTCCACATGGTATTGGTCCAGTACTGAGTACAGTCTCAGCCTCAGTTGGTACGTACACTTCTTCAGTGGGCAGACGAGCAACGGCGACAAGTGCTACAGTTACAGGGTGCGGGCAGTAGCAGCATTCACTTTGTGAACTACCGCTAAACTGAAGATTTAGGGGTTTTCAAATGCGAGTCCTTATAAAGTAACCATTTTTTTTTTGGGGGGGGGATCATTCTTAATCGGGTAGTCCCCTTTTCTTCACACTAACAAGCTATGGACAATCAAATGATAGGTAGTTCATCCCAAATATCCCATAAACTTCAATTAGCCGCACAACAAAGCCACCTTCATCAAAACGACAAAGGGAATCATTTTACAAATCCACCTCTCTAAACGTTCCATTGTATCATGGCTAGCAGTTGGCAGAATACCCAATGAGGAATATCATCCGATTGCTCAAGCAATATGTTCAACTTATCTTCTTTCATATTATGTTAGCATAAAAAAAAGCGGTAAAACCGTTGGGAATTACCGCTCTGATTTATTTTGAATCAATAAGACTTTATTGATATTTGCCTTTTAAGTTCTCGGTGAATATTTTTCAATAGATATGCCTAGAAATACATTCTTATCAAATTGTAGCCAGAAAAGATGTCAAACTTTCCATATCATCAAATTCTTTTATTTTAGTATCATCAGTCTTTCTAACTCTTTTTTTCTTCCTACTTTCAGAAACAACAGATAGCATATTTTGCACAACACCACTGGCATTGTGTAATTGAATAATATGTTTTTCTACTAAGATACATAGTTCATCAGCGAATGATCTTGAAATAAAAGAAACATCGCTTAAATCAATTATAGAACCACTATGCTCTGCTATTTTTTCTCGTAAAATTTCAGCATTAGAACGTGAGCGTATTTCAGATCCTAATAGATCATGAAGCTTAATTATTTCTTTCATAATACCTCCTATTTTATATACTTCGTATAATCAAATTCTTCACTAACTGTCAATGGTATTCTCATAAGTATAATCGTGCCATTCCAATTAATAGTATCAGGCAATTTTACATAATCACTTCCACCAGATGCATCATGCCTATGAAATGCTCCTCCTGATAACATAAAGAATGCTCCTCCAAGACCTTCCACAATCATACTTTTAGTAGATGATATACCAAATCCTCTACTTTCAGCATCGGGAAGATCTTTAGTCGAATATCCTTCATTTGCATATTTCAATGCTTCAGCTTCATTGTCACCTATCTTATCAAGCATCTTTTGTGACTTGACATAACTTCCATAAATTGTTATTCCATCATCAGCAATGCATATATCCAAACAATTCTCACGTTTCAGATATTGCGTATATATATAACCATAATCACTATCAGAATGTTGATTTATATTGCAAATTAACTCACTAATCAAATACGAAAGTGGAGTTTTAAGTTTTAAATCTAAATTTTTCTGTTTTTCAATAACTCCTTGAATAATGGTCTGCATTGAATCTATATTCTTATTCAATCGACTAAAGCGACATATAGGGATATAACTTTTCCCTAAATATTCTTTCAACGCACTATTTAGATCCATGTCATCTTTTATCGTCAGCATATCAAAGAACTTAACACATTCTAAATAGTTTTTCATATACCCAACCACATTTTTACACTGTACGTTCTTACATTTGCTTTTATATATGGCAAATGGGAACAAAAAAAATGGATGGAAAAATGAGGTTTTTGAAAAATCCCAAACAGGAACATCATTATTCCTTATTTGTTCATTCGCAAAAATGACAGAAAATAAATGGTTAAAAACACTACCTATCCGTTCATCTCTATCCGCATTTGGAATATTAATTACCTTATTCATAGTACAAGAAAATAATACTAATATTTACAGAAGGATATCTAATTACGGTATTCCTGTAAATTCCTTATTATAGTGCAAGATAATGCTGTTGTACATACCAGTACTCCTATATGACGCAAATATAGGCAATTATATCAATATGACAATACCAAAGATGGCTATTAACACTTTAAATTTAGCGGTAATTCCAACAAGTCAAAGAACGCTTCTGTTCGATTATTATTTTTCCATTCCCTTTCTGCAATGTTCACACAAGAATTTCTTGGCAACAGGAAACATCTTCTGACCGACATATCCGCTGAGATATTGTGCTTCCTCTCCATAAGGGTTAATTCCGAAAGCCTTGGAAATATGCCGGCATAAATGACCTTTTTCGTGGTCCCACGAATTTTGAAACTGTTCGGGGGTAGAAGTCAAAGAGAGCACCATTACCGTCTCTCTTCTCCTGTAGTCCGAATAGGTAAGTCCGGTATTCATCCTGCCTTCCGTCAGGTTGCGATACGCACGTTTGAGGGAATCCCCCCTGCATCCTATACGGTACAGGTCGGTAATGATTTCCTTAGCCCAATAAGTGTGTACCGCATAATACACCTTGACGTGCCAATCCCCATATTTCGGTATGTAGAACTCCTGAACAATCATATAACATCAGACCAAATTACAGGAACTCCTTTACCGATGCAGGTGGCAAAGAATTCATCAAACGCCCTGCAAGGGTCCCCATCAATATCATCAAGGTAGCACTTTATGTGTTTGCACAAATGTGCTTCGTCAACCAATGATTTTTTGAAAAAATCCGCTTTCAACATATTTGCAACATAGGCAACGTCATATCCTTTGTCGTGTTCGATGGTAATTCCGTTTGCTTTGAGCATATCGTCCACCTCATCTTTACTCCAAGGGTCAAGTTTCTTTTCCTTGCCTGTTGCCTCGTCTTTCACTTTCATTTTTGAAACAGCCCATTCGTAAAGTTTTTTGCTGAAATGGAATCCGTATGATTCCAGGTATTCTTGCATCCCTGATGGGAATTTGCTATATGTATCTAATCTTTGTTCCATAGCCTTAATTTAAAAAGAGGGGCGTTTTACCCCTCCTGTTATTAATAGAATTCACCGTTAGAGCGTCTGCGTCTGCGTTCGCCCATTTCATCCATACGCGGATATTCAGGAAAGTATCCGGGGTATCTGCGTTCATCCATGCCGGATGAGCTTCCACCACCTGAATAACTTCTCCCACCATCACGGAAACCCATCTCTCCGCGCATCTCTCTCATGGCTTTTTCGTAACCTTTGCGGCAGCCTTCCTTGTAGGCTTCCTCCACTTCGTCACCTCTCATACCGAAGCCGCGTCCGTAATCGTCACGCCCTTCTTCTAATATTTCCCACATTCCCATAATCATTTCTTGTTTTTAGATGCTTCAACCACTCCGAGCTGTTCCATTAACTTCTGATTCTGTGCAATGAGATCAGCCATATTTTTGCTCATTTCCTGCATGTTCTTATCCATATTGGACATTTGCCCTTTCAATGCGGATATTTCCTGCTCCTGCTGTTGCTTGGCTGCAAATTCAGGGTTCAGCATGGCAAGCATTTGGTCACATACCCTAAGAAAGTTCTGATGATATTCCACACTTTTTAGGACATCCTCACTTTTCTGCTTCATGGTAAGGACCTCAGTATTCATTTCGTCTCTTGACCCTGTAATCAGCATCCCTGTCTTAATATCATCGGCAATATTGGCATTAGCCGGTATCTCTTGCAAATTGACATTCTGTCCGTTTATATTCACGACAAAATCAATAACCTGTACCGGCTGTGGATAAGGCATGTTGGGAACAGTCTTATATATGGTTTTTATGGGGCTTACATTAACGACCTGCCCACATTCCAAACTTGGATTTGCACCTCTATGAAGAAGATATAATGTACTGTTTACTCGTAAGTTTTGAAACATGATTGTTTGATTTTAAAGGAGTGTGGCTATTCCCATTTTGGAAATCACCACAAAACTCCATGTTAATTATTACTTGCTCCTTAAAGAAGCTGTTTCTGCTGTAGGAGCCGGAGCCGTTGTCGGTCTGTATCCACCATTAACAAGATACAATTCGTTGGTGTACTTGTTATAGTGAATTTCATAGATGCCTGTTCCGGCTAAGTTTTCAACAGTCACAGGCTCATTGTTATAAGCCATCAACGGTCTTGTGTCCCCATTAGTCCCTATCAGTATCGGAAGAGTTGCAGTCGTGCCGGCAGGTATAGCCTGACGGAGGCTGATATAGAACCCTCCAACATAATCCCTGTTACGGAATGCGTGGTTAGGAAGTTCCAAAGTAACATTCTCCGTGCCGACGGTCACAGCCACCGTAGGAAGAGTGTTGAAATTTGTTCTTCCGATTGATGGGAATAGGGATGGGAATCCTGTAAAAAAGTTAGGCCACATATCTACCTCCTTTCTTACCGGATTAACCCCAGTAGTTGTTGCAACCACATCCACTACGTCCGTATGCAGCATCACCGGCATAGGCTCCAAAAGCAGCAGCTCTGTATGTGTCAAGATTTACGCCAACGATGTTAGGGTATTGTACCGGTACGGTTTGTGGCATGCGGCATTTAATGCCATCGACGTCTGATTGCAGGCTTTGCAATCCGGCTGCTAAAGGAGCAATCTGTTGTCCTACTGCACTCAGGATAGTGGCGTTCTGATTACGTTGGGATATTTCGGCTGTTAAAGTAGCCTTTTCCGCAGTAAGAGATGCAATCTTGTCCTGCAATGCCTGATTTTGAATTGCATCAAGTTTGGCAAGGATAGCATTCGTATTTGCAGTAGCCCCGTCACGCAATGACAATGCATTGTTGTTCATTGTATTGGTAAGGGCATTCATTGATTCGCAATTCTGCAAACGTCCTTCATAGCCTTGTCTTTCAATAGCTGTTTGCGTTTTGCAGCAACAATCGGCAAGTTGAGTAAGGATAGACTGGTTGCCTGACTGCATAGCATTAATAATCTGGTTGGTTGACAATCCCACCTGATTACCTACTTGTGTAATGCTATTCTGAACATTGCACAATGCTGTCTGAACCTGTTGGGTAGAGCAGTTGAATGAAGAAGCCAATTGAGAGATAGCATTACCGTTACCCTGAATAGCTTGCATCAACAATTCGCGTCCTGCGTTTCCTGCCAATTCTGCCGGAAGTCCGTTAGCTCCGTTTCCTCCACGTCCACCGAACAAACCGCCACCGTTGCCGTTCCATCCAAAGATACTTGCTATCACAACAAGCCAGATAATGCTCCACCATCCGTCCTGTCCTCCAAAGCCGTTGCCGTTATTCATCAAGGCAAGCAGGTTAGGGTCTATCCCCTTGTTCCCAAACATTCCGGGAAGCATGGCGGTAATGTCAAGCTTGCTACCGCCTGAACCTCCATTGCCTCCGTCTGAATTAAAAACATAAGTTCTTTCCATAAGTATTTGTATTTTGTATCCCGGTCAAAATTGACCGTATGCAAAAGTACATATGTTGTAACTTATGTAAAATCAGTTGTTTCCCAATGATTTCTTTATATTATCCCAATATATTCTCAACATTTTCCCACTTTCCATCCTCTCATAGAAATTTGATATCATGTAGTTAACAGCACGTTTGGTTTTGTGGATATGAACGGCTATTTGTGAAGGGTACATGCCGCTTTCAGACAGGAGAGACACAAGAAGATACCGGGCATCCACTGTTTCCATGTTTTTATCAGATGATAATATTTGGTCTACAGGCACTTCGGTTTCTTTTGAAACAATATTAATTATCTTGGCAAAGATTTCTGATTTGCACATAGTTTTTTCTAATTTTTATGCTTATCTTTGCCTCGCCACATAAAACATGAGATTTTGATGAACAAAGCATAAGATATTTATGTTGAAGATATTAGCCCCCAACATCAGGTATCTTATGCTTTATCATGTTTTTATGTGGCAATATTAATATGATGTATGTTGGGGGCTTTTTTTTTAATTCTTAGCCCCCGAAAGAACTGCTTTTGTTATTTTTGAGTAATTGCTACGCTTCTACTCGTAGCGTTGTGAGGATAATCCTCGGTATAGTTTCTATTTCATTTTGAACCTCCTTTCTTTAAAAATTGATGATGGCATAATATAGACGTCGTTAATTTACTCAATAGATTATGCCTCTTCAAAGTCAAAATCAATTTCAAATTGTTGGTATTGTTTTGGATAAGCCTTGTCCATATTTCGCATAAATACCGCCCATTTGAAGTTAGATATTGTGGCAATGGCATGGATAGCTTCGAGATGTTGTCTCAATTTGGGCAATCCAACCTCTTGCGTAAGAAATTGGTGATGTTTGTAACTCCTGTTGCCATTGTCTTTTTTCGGATTGCGCTTCTTCAATTCTGCAAGAACCAAAGGGGCTATTCTCTCATATACAATATCGTTAATCCATGTACCGACAACCCCAGGACGCTTATTTGTCTTATCCCAATTCCAATTGTGCATTTTATATAAATCCTCAAAAAATATATCACCGAAAACCTTTACCCATTTTGCGGCTTCTTCCGACATGAATGTGTTTAAGAACTTCTGCAATGTGTTTTCGGCTTGTTCCTTCACCTTATTATAACCGGTAGCTTCATCGACAAGAGCAATTATTCCGACCTTCGCAACTGAACGGATAATTATATTAGCATTGGCTACAATATCAGCATTTATATTAAACCTCTGGGTTTCATTTGCATCAATAATCGCTGAGCAAAGGTCTATCAGAAGAGTTGCTTCATATCCGTAGAAGTCTGATTTTAAGTTCTTTATGTTTTCAACCGTAAATACTATCGGATTATTAAACTGCTCCAATATTCTGGGTTTAAGTCCGAATGCTATCGGTTCGCTATTCACAAACTTAGAAAACCACTGTCCAGATGTCTTTTTATCCCCTGCACCTAACACTCCTTGGATTCCTCTACCTGAAAATACACGCGTGCCATCCTCAAGGACGTAACATGGTAATTCCAGGTTTCCCAAAACGAGAGGTGTTTTGTCTGAGCCATATTTAGCGACTAATACTCTATCATCAATGAGGTCGCATTTTTTTACACCAATAGCTTCTGCTACCTTGGTTATAGTTTCCATGCTTGCAGAACCGTTAATAGCCTTACTTAACCCTACTTCCGACATTCCGATTTTAGATGCAAGCTCTTTTTGTGTGATACCTTGCTCTTTCAATACTTCTTTAATCCTATTTCTCATGTTCAAGCGGTTTAATTATCTACGCAAATATACATATATTAGTTTAATTACAATATAAATACCAATATAATTAAACTAAAAGTTGCCGATTTTATCACAATCCATAGAATTTTTATCGTCCATATTATACATTTTACCAAATTCTATAACTTAATCCAACCACGACAGCCGGTGATAGCCCATCCTTGCCAAATCCATAGCCGGCAGTGATTGACATACCCCATCTACGAGGTTTTACTTTCATCACATGATGGATATCATTAGTAACCGTGACAGTCTTAGGATATACCTTCAAACTGTCCAAGTTCGGGTTATAACCACTGACATAAGCCGTATAGTTACTGTCCCGGTATATCTTCTGCTCGACAGGGAGCACCGTATCACCTACGTGGATAGTATCGCCCGTGTGCCAGCAAATCAAAGGAGTAGGAAGGTAGTAGGGAACCGTATCCCTTCTTACCACAAGGCTTGAACTGAATACCGTATCCGTTCTTGCCTCTATAACTGCTTCGGGGGATGGCTTTGCGAACCATCCTAAACCGAAAGCGAGTACAACCAGTAATATGTAAGGAAGCCATTTCATTTCAATTTGGTTTTAGTTTGCAACATTAACATACAACCCTACCAAGCTGCTTAAGTCATGGGTCAATGCCTGACCGCTGTCCCTTGTGCAGATATACAATACGTCATTCTGAGTATAGTACTTGTCCTTGAATATCTCCATAGGAGGTGTATAGGGTATCGGGTCATCCTTGGTGCCTGATGCGGTCTCTACAACCACTTCGTAGAGTGCTGCCGTAGCCTTGCCGGGATATTGGCTCTCCAAAACCATAGGGATATCTTGCCGGACCTTATACAGGTGTTCCTTGTAATTAACCTTCATTCCTTTAGACAAGGATTCGTCTATGAATTCCGCCCAATCGGGGTACAGCGATTTAACTTTCAAAGATTCGCTGTCTGTCAGGCTCAATGTCTGTATCTGTTTTTTGGCGGGTTCCACCATGTTTTGTGCAGATGCAGCCAATATGTAATCAGCACTATAAGGTTGCGGTTCGTGATTCCATTCTTCCGATTCCATGATTTGTACGAATTCGGGGTCATCCATTCTGTAGGTGGGGAAGGAGTCCCTTGGGAAAAGGTTAACAAATTCTTCATGCAGCACTACTTTGGTGCCGTCTGCGTTGCTTCGCATTGTCGGCAGAGCCAACAGTCCATGTTGGGTCAGCCATTCTATCGTAACGATTGTATATCTCATTGTCCAATTATATTAGTTAATACGTAATCAATTAATTCTTGCTCTGTGAATCCGTCAGACTCATTAGGTATGGAGTCGAAGGCTAGGGAGTTGTAAAAAGCGCAAGACATGTTTTCATTTTTGTTAAACGATGCAAACAAAACATCCATTCTTTTTACAGAATCAGGGACCGTATCATTACAAATCGTAATTACTTGTTTTTCTCCTACTAAATCATAAGGATATATTGTTTTATTTAGAACTCCATTTATATATGTAAATCCTTGTTTATTAATGGATTGATAGGCAATCATTGCATTAGTATTATAAATGGCAAATCCTGAATTATTCCTGGCATCATATAATACTCTATTTTTAGACATCGGATTAACCGTCATAAACAGCATCTTCACTCCACTACTCAGATTCTCTACCAATCCGTAATCATCTACACCATCTGTCACTAATGCACCGGGATATTCGGGTATCTGAGTAATGGTGATGTTACAGTTGTCTATAGGCTGCTTGGAAGTAAACCCATACCACCCGGATAATCCTTCGTATTCACTTGAGTTGAACTCAAAGTATCCATTTTCCAATGTAATATTTTTGCTACCTTCTGCATCTGTGTATCTAAAGATTAACTTACCTTTAAGCTCTTCCGTTATCCCTGTAATATTACATTTTAAAGTTGCTTTTTTAGCACTATCTTGATATAATACTCCTCTATATTCTATTTTTACGGATTGTATTACAATTGATGAGTCTGATTCTATTTTTACGACTCCATTGTTTGAATCGGTTTTCCAATTACTAAAGTTGTCGTTGTATCCTCCAACACCACTCATTTCGGCAAACAAGAAGTTATTTAATTTCATTCTCCTTCCTTTACCCGACAAGTCCTGCAAGTAAGCAGACTCCTTCAATGTTTCGTTGGTCGCACCTTGCTTCTTTACGTCATAGTAAAAAACAACATGCTCTCTTATCCATTGAGGGATAGGGGAAGGCTTAGAACCACCGCCACCCGAACGGATTTCGCCAATGTGATTCAGTGCGATTGTATTCAACCGCACCGAATTTAAAGATATTGTGTTAACCTTCATATCACTCCAAAATTAATGCCTTGACAGGCTTAACATTGCACTGAATCTTGATATGCTGCTCACCAATAACACCTTCGATGTTCTTCTGCCAAACTGTTCCAACCCCGTAATCGACTTCGAACGGCACCCAACTCTCACCGTCCAAACTCTGAAACAATACCACCTTGGACGGATGTGTATCGAATACCAATTGCAAACCAAATGTAGACGCAGCAGGCTGAAACTTATACTCCTGATTGGAGCCGGATGCTGCAAAATTGCCGGTTATATCCTTTAATGCCATAATTGTAGATTTAATTGTTAAACGATTTCAATTGTAATACTTTCGCCTCTTCTCTGTGCATCCTCTATCAGCACATTGAGCTTATCGGATGTATATCGGGATTCGGTCAATCGCCCGACTTCCGTATTCCTTCCGACAAGTATGCAGCCGGCAGAGTCATCGGCAGTATTCCCCGGATGTATCAAGATACCTTCGAAGGCAGGGACGTTAAGCAATCGCGGCAGGTTCCTGCCAAACTTGGGAGACCAGTTATATACTACCTTATATTCTCCGTAAGGGATGGCGGTTTTGCCATATACCTTCCTTTCATTGCTCAAATCACGGACGGTGTCTTCCAAAGTGTTGCAGAAAAACTTTCCGTCTACGAACAGTCTGCCCATCGTATAAGCGGGTTTCTTCCATAATCTTTCCACTCTTAATTTCATTTCTTTTCCTCCTTAATTACTTCTTTAATATCTTCTTTGTCAACCTTTAATGTCTTGCCGAAAATCAGCCTGAACGCTTCGACAATATTCAGCTCGATTCCCTTTGGCTTAAGTATGTTGCTGATAATCGAGCACATTTCCAAAAAACACACCATCAGGCAGGAATACATATCGATGTCGTAACGGCTGCCCGATGCCTTGTTTATCATAACCACCATGAATACAAAGCTGAAATATGTAACCATCTTGCCCATGGTTCGCCTTACCGCCCGACTGAACCGGACCTGTTCGCCCATTATGATACTCTTTCTCAGCCCGCAGGCTAAATCACATATAATCACGGCAGCAGACACTATCAGCCACGGAATCATGTGTTCTATACTCTCCTGAACGAATGCGGTAGCTATTCCTGCCAATCCTCCGGCTACGCTCTTATCGATGCCATCTCTAACTATTGCACTAATCATTTGTCGGATTAATTTTTAATGTTATATTTGCAAAACCTTGTTAACCGGAACGCGAAAGCTAATCTTGATTCCCTGCCCGCCTGAGAAGGTATGCAGGGAGTTTCCCTATCTTAGCCTAATCAAGATTAAACACAAGCTTGCTCGGATAGCCACGGGTATAGTCATAATTAATCAGCTCTTCAAGCGTACTTAATCCGGATACCTCGGATAGATGCTGCTGTGTGACATTATAGCATGATAATGCATACAACTCCAATTGGGCAAGCATATATAGTGCCACATCTATTGGGATGGTGTAATTAATCCCCTCAAACCAAAGAACGGTATCAGTCTTTTGGGTACTCTTCTCAATGTTGATGCTGTTCATCAGACCTACACGCATTTCCTTGGAAAGCCACATCTTCTTGCCGGCAAGGGTAAATTCGTTCACATGGTCAGACACATCATATTCTTTGATGCTTTTCTCCAGTTCCCGGACCAATGATTTTCTTACCGACTCTTCATCATTCGTATCACAGTACACCCATAATGTATCATATATATATGCTGTCCTTTCTACAGTACCTTCCATCGCAGGATAAGTAACTACTTCCTCGTTGACGCATACCAATGCTTTCTTGCCTGAATAGGTTATTAAAGGCATACGCACATCAAATTCATTTCTTTCTGTTTCCATAATCATTCTGTTATAATTCGATAAAAGGGATAGAAAAAGCTCCAGCGTAATGGGCAAATTTATTGGCAGCATTATAGTTGCAAAACGAGGTACGAACCGAAGCATAGATGAAACTCTCAAGGCAACCCACAACAGAGCCATGGAGACACCGCTCATTCGCATTGACATCGTTATTAATATATAACCATAAGTAAGCATTCTCGTAATTACGGCTCCCTCCACCGGTAGTCTCCGCACAAAAAAGAGAAAAATCATAATCCGATTTTTTCACCCATGATTCACTGACAACAGGAAAATTAACCCCCGGATATTCCTTCTTTAAATCCAAACCTTTTTCCATGTCACTTTCTTCATTGTCATGGACACGGTATGAGTAGGTTGTACGTGCGGGTACTCTGCTCACATCTGATGCACAGCGGAATTGCACAGGCAGATTATTGCCTTCCGAATCCTTTCGGACAATGTAATATGCACCGTCCATCTGTCGGGATAGCCCGACAATCGGTAGGTTCCATCCTCTGTATATGGGGACAGAGCGTTTCAGGATTCCAATGCCGCCATCCAGCACCGTATTGTCACTCCATTTGACACCGTCAATAAATTCCATCTTGGTGTAAGAGTTTACGACGGCTGTCATTACTCCGTCTGCCATTCCCTCACATCCGGGGACATTTCTTACCACGTAGTAATGCTTGCAGGCTTCCATGCCTGCGCCCGTAGACAGGTTGACAGAACCATCGGTTGTACACGACACATTTCCGGCTGCGTCAAAAGTGAACACATTCCCAATATTCCCTATCTTCGGCACAAGTCCTGCCTTGGATATGCCGTCCAATAGTCTTTGAGCTTCCATTATTTCTAAAAATCCGCACCATGTGTTACCTGAAATACCACCAATCAGATTAGTCTTATTTGCCGAAGATGGCGGAATAACCATATTAACACCATGCAGAGTGCTGTATTTTACTGTATCCCCGATTATCACCTTCCATCCGCTATTAGCGGTAAGTGCACTGTCTGCAAATGTAGTCGCATTAACGCTGTCTAACGTTGTACAACCTGCGCCAAACAGGTTTAACCTAGTATGTGCCCATGTGCCTATCTCAAAACTCATCAGACAAATAATGATTTCATAGAACTCATAATACATGCCCATATATGGACGATTGGTCGCTTCGTCTGCATTCTTTGCCTGTGCATTCTTGATTGATTGTACCGCGGACACATTTTGTGTCGGGTATCCGCCACCACTTGTCTTATAGCTTTTTTTGAATATGTTCAAAGGTGCGGAGTATGTCCCGATTGCGTTCTTATTATAGACATAATGGGCGCAATTTCTTGCATCACCTTCCAGCTTGGCGGTAACACATTCACCGGGGACGATGGCAAACGGTCTGATTCGCTTTGCCTGCTTCCCTCCGATGCCGAAAGGCAGAAGAGACAATGCCACAATGTTATATTCCCCTTCCGTACCTCCCTGTGGCGTATATTGCATGGTGGTGCGTAAGTAATACAAATCGCAATCGGTGAAGTTCATCACGTCTCCATCGGTCCCGTCTATGGCAATATCCCTGCCATCGACAGATTGAGTAAGTCTTCCCGGTGCACATTGTTTTAACAACTTGCCATTCTTAAACACTCCAAGATGCAGATGTGACGCCAACGAGCGAAGTTTCGATGTGTTCCCAAATGTAACCTGTGCATCCGGGTCTGCACTTCCGTTTACTCTTGCGAATCCACATGCGCCCAAGGCTTCCAACTCATTTGCCAGTGCTTCGATAGCGGTTGCATTGGCTTCCTCGGCTGTTTTTGCACGTTTTGTTTCGTCAGCGATTTGTTTCCTTATGTCGGTATCATTGTAATTAGATAACCCTGCCAATTTGCTTCCTTCTTCATCGGTCATTAACCGTTTCCCCGATTCTTTGGACACATACTTCTTATCAGCGTCTGTGGTTTTCTGATAAGGTGTTAAATCAGGTGTCACGTATCTTTTCAACGTATCGGTAGATAATCTTCCGTTTGTATTCTCTTCCTGGAAGGGTATGTTTTCCTTACCGTTCAGTATTGTCCGTTCGTCAAGCTCGTTAATCGTTTTTCCTGCCATAATTATTTGTTTTACATTATAAACATTCTGCCAATATGGATATATAAGTGCTTACAAATGCAGCTATCTCAATCCAAAACATCGGCTTATCAAATCTATATATCATATATCCGGCCACGATGAAACAAAAAAGCGGGATATACCAAAATCCTACAATGCAAGTCCATAGCATGGCAGATAATCCACATACGACAGTAGCGGTATAATGTATCTTGCCATCTAATTCCAATTTAAAGCAAGGAGCTGCCCCTACAAACATCAAACCTCCACATGATAGGAAAGTGAGAAATTGAATCTGTTCGGGTGAGCAGTCCAACCACGCCGGGAGCAATAACATCGCCGGAACAATCATGGCAAACTGAAACAGCCATTTAGGATGATTACGCTTCTCCAACTGATAGTAAGTGTCGGAGACAGAGTAAGGTATTCCACATACTTTTACCGCATACATTATGTATGCGGTAAGCAAAACCAAAGAAATAATAGTCAGTGTCATAATATTATAAATTTAACTTAGTAATTGATAGCTACATATTTTCTCTCATTCATACTATATGTCATATCAGCACCTATTTTTACCATCTTTATTTTTTTATTGACAGTATCAATTGCTATAATATTGAATGAATCCTCTGTTTTCGTTCCGTTGATACGTGGAGTATCCGACTCAAAGGCTGCCGCCAAATCAGTCGTTCCCGATGCCACAGCTATTACGGGTATCCCATTCAGGTACCCGAATGTATCACAATGCTGGTGACCAACGAATGCGCCAACCAATGTCCCATTGTATGTGGCGAAATCTATATCAACTGTCACACTTCCTAATACGGATTGCCAATTATCAACAGTATATGTATAAGTTTTATTTATTGCAGTCTTGTTCTTATAGGCAGTAAGGATATCCAAAACGACATCGCCTGACTGCCCATTGGGAAATGTGTAATCAAAAGTTTTACCATACCAATATTCGGTTGTAAATGGATTTTCTTCAAATCTGACCAAGGTGTTAAAATAATGTGTCACGATAACTACATGCCATTTATTTTCAACTTTTAACGCACTGATTAAAAAGTTTACTTGTTCCTGAGAACAGCAAGTCTTATAGTAATCTGCTCCATTATTGCTGGACTTAACGGAATCGGATGGTATCTCGCAAGCGTTAAGTACAATTACCCGAACCTTATATTCCGAAAAATCCCGATAAAAATAAGTTTTACCGGACTGAATTACAATTCCGTTTTTTTTAACATAAGGCTTGTAAAACCGGTCATATAACTGAGAAATCGTTGGTAAAGAGTTGGCATTTGACTGATCATGGTTGCCCAGAGCAACAAGAAACGGCTTCTTAAAATCCTCCTGTAAACGGTTGAACCAATTATAATCACTTAATACACTCTTATTGACAATGTCCCCTCCATGGATGGCGCAATCAATGCAGCCAAACCTTTGGCTGTATCGCAAAAAACGGCTAACAGCCGAATCATGCCCATGGGTATCTGCTATGAATGCAAATTCGAAAAAATTTACCTGAGAAGTGTCGTTATCGAATCTATCCCCATTATAATTATAATATATGGATGCAGCGATTACGGCAGATTCCTTATCCTTGTTATTCAGAACCACATCATTACTGCCGGTTAATGTACCTTCTTCAAATGATAACTCTACAATGGATGGACCTAATTCCCAAAATGGCATCTCTTCATTACCATTATTGCGACGTAAGGATATACGGATATAATGCACATTTGACTCTCTCCGGTAAACACCTTCCGATGTATCGTCAAGCACAGTTCCGACTGCCGTACCGGAAGAAGTGTACCCCATCAGGTATGCCTTGAAACGAGAATCCGTCTTCAACCTCACAATACTATAATTGCTGATATCTATCATATCCTTAGTTACCAATCGAATACTACTCGGAGTACTGACAGAACCGTTCGATTGAAGTGTACCTCTGACCCATTTGTCGTTAGGAAGATATACCGAATCATTCATATTCACAGACTTATAAGGTGCTGCCGGAGAATATCTCTGTCCGTCTTGATATATCGTCATTCCGGTTAATGGTATATCTGATTCGGAAAAGTCTTCTTCCGTACCGGACGCCCCTTCATACGACATAGAGAAACCAACTTTAGCGAAATCATCGGGAGATATAGCACCATCATCGGTTCGCCTGAATGCTATCCTAAAAAAATTTACGCTCCACCAATCAGTAATATTTTTGTCGGACCAACCATAATCATTGACCAATTGTCCGTTTTCACCATATCCTATCAAAGAATAATTATACCCGGGATTTATACGTAAGGTATAATTTTTCTTAGGCTCTATCCGAATCATATTCTTCGTTATAATTCTAATATCGGAAGAGGTTAGATTGCCTGACATATCAGTATTGCCATTAATGATTTCACCCAAATCCATTTCTACCAGCGCATATTGTGAAGATGTCTTTTTCAAGGATACGGCAAAATCTGTAATTTTAGCAGGGATGGTTACAGTATTTGCACCACTCATCCAATCTGTTATGTCTTCATATTTTCCCGAAGAGTCAATTCCGCCGATAAAGTACTGATATCCGTCATTGCATCTGAACTGATAGGTCCGATTCCCTTCTATAGAAATGAATTGAGATGATAACCTGTTTTTTGCCGATGGGTTAATAGAAGTTCCGGAGCCAATACTACCTACCGATAAAGATATGGGAACATTAAACCAACCTGAGTCACCCGCCAATTTTTCCCCAATCTGATTAATTTTTTCCGAACTGCTCTCCAGTCCGGCAAGGTCTGTTTTTTTTGCATATCCGGCTAAATCAACATTACCTCCACCGCCTGTCTTCCCGGTATCCATCCACGAACCGGCTGTTTCACAACGGTATATCTTCCCAGGAATAGAATCACCAACAACCGCCCAATCTCCGGGAGATGGATTTGGGTACTTGGACTTCAATTCCTCAACAGTTGGGAATAGCCCTTTATTTTTTGTCGCCGACAGACTCACACTATCTATGGCGGTAGAGATTTTGCTGAAATTCTCATTCAAACGAGCAGCTATATCCCGAAATTTTCCCGAATTCAGTATCGTATTTAAATTCATATATTATTTTTTTACTCTTAACACTCCACTTATGATTGAATCACCAATAGGGATTGATGTCATATATACACCTCCCGTTTCCACGCTGTCCTCAGAAGTAGGCCAATTACTTGAAAAAAGGTCAGATATATAATGTCTGGATGATATATCGGAATAAACCGCTTTCATCCCAACCCTCATTACCTCACCATTCCCACCTATAACCGTTACGTTCTCAGGTGCAATAAGGATGTCTGTTTTTTCAACCTTATTCTCAATTCTAATTCGTTCCGGATATACTGTAGTTTTCAGTAATTCCTCATTATTGTTGCTGTATTTTTTGAGGATAATATCTCCATATTCATAACCTTCTTCCGACCTGTCAAACCTCATCGTCACTGTCTCATTTCCTTCTGCCGTGAACATTTTCAAAGTCTTACTTACCGGATCTATCACGATCCTCTTACCATCAATAGCAGTTTCTACACGCCCCCTGAATAATCCTCCTACAGCGTATATGTATCCTTTTAAAAATATATCACCGCCATGAGTAGCTATAAACTTGGCAAGATTACCCCACTCAGAATCAGAAGGACTGTAATCAGGATTGGATTTTAATTGGGCTATTGTACGCATAGCTTGCTGTAATGTTCCACCCGCCCAAAATGCCACATCGTCATCGTCATTATAGATACCTGAAATACCTGCGGTTACTTTTTGAAGCTTTCCGTTCTTGTAGTTTCCAAGCTGTATCATGTTAGCCAAAATTAAACCACCAAGAATGTCTACAGACCCATCTTTGATCGAATCCTGTATGTATTGCAGGTATTTGAATCTGTCTGCCGATTTATCGGTATCCAATCGTGATGGGCACCAATCGGTTGGAATGGTACCTCTTTCCAGCTTAATATCGCATACTGATGCTTTGCCGGAAATAAAAAAAACACCTAATGACCGACAGGTGAATTTATACACATATTTCTTATATGCATCGTCAAGAGACTCTGTAGAATTATAATTTCCATATCCGACAGTAAGAGATGTACCCTTGGCTCTTAAACTTATCACATACTGCTCCTCCAACATAAGGTCAACCTCTTGCGACAAGTAACCGATATCTGCTCTGTAACCGGACACGGCTTCACTGTCTTCTATGATATTTGCATCCCCTTCCCAATACTTTATTTTTGGCGAATAAACTTCTGTATCTGCCTGCATTTGTGTTGATTCTGATATATCAATGCTATCATAATCACCCGTAAACCCTGAATTTAATAAGAGATTTTCATTACCTATCTGCACGGCATTATATATCTCATCGGGAAGGTCGGTCAGATTGGCGGAACCGGTGGAACCTTCTTGAATGTGAAGCTTCCCTTTCAATTCCACGCCTTCACCTTGGGTGAACTTAACAAAGCTGTTACCATCACGGTCCCCAATATACGCATCACCGTATACATGGAAAAATGCCTTGTTGTTAGTTTTGTCTACACCATACTCAACATACTCCTTGTTCAAGTAGGAGTAGGAGTCTATACCGTGATACAGAGTAACACTCGGGCTGAACACATCGGTAGAAGAGAAAACGATGGCATTCTGTGCGTCAATATTGCTTTCATCCGTCACGTCCTTGTTGTCAATGCCTTTCCATTTGATTCGTGCACCAAGGTGGGCTACAGTATCACCCTTTGCCGGAATGTCACTTCCTGTGTCGCAATCCGCCATGCTGAGGTCAATATAGTGCAATTTGTATATGCCGACATTGATAGGCTCTTTGCTTGCCCCTACACATAAACGCCAATAATAATGGTTCGCTACCTGTTGGTATTCTCCCGGTTTTTGTATGTTGAAGTTTTTGCTCTGTACCTGGAAACCTGCACGGAAGCGGTTCTCCACTTCCACACCGTCCTGCTCGGCAAGGAAGAAACATCTGTACACGCCTTCGGGGACGCCATTGTCTACCGTTTCTTTATCCATCAATTGGAGTTCACTGCCATCTGCAAGCAATATAGGATTCCCGTCTGCCATTGAAAGTATGGGCGTTTGTTCAATGGTGCCCTTGGTCCAAACATCAATAAGCGTAACAGCACCACCCGGAGTTAGAACTATCTTTCCACCTACAGAATTTACATTTTGTATCTCCAATGATTCGAAATAGGCTTTCATGCGGACTTTCAGTTTATCAACCTCCGCATAGGTTTGACCTGTTTCCTTATCAACCATTATGATACCACCTGTACTACCACTGACAAATTTCCCTATTTCAAAAGCTTTGTCAGAGGATAACTTGTGCGGGGTACGGTCATCTTGTGTTTTACTGAGAAAATGTCGAGAGACTTTTGCTAAGATATCAGTAGTAGAAATACTATTCCCTCCCAATGTATTACCTATGATATCGCCTGCAATTTCTGTAATAGTACTTCGTAATGCAGAAACATTTGCAGATAATTTGTCTGTTAATTCAACAGATATGCCATATAAGCAATTTTTGTCCGCTTTACAAGTAAATGAATTTACATACATAAGATACTCATGTTCGTTGTATTTTATATACATGCGAACATTCTCATTTAGTAATTCTGCTAATTGAATATTGTCTGCAAGAAATACTCTGGAAAAATTGACAGAGAATGTGAATTTTTCGTCATTATTCTCTGACATATACTTTATCAATGCTTCATCCAATCTCTTCTCAGCAGCGAGTACAAGGGACTTGGGCATCTTAATGCCTGTAATCACAAATTTATCCCCGACAGAAGGCTTATAGTTATTGGTGGCATTAGGCATAACAATTCCGAAAGTGGTATTGTCCTTTTTTACTGCAATCCAAACTTCATTTGTAGAAGTGTTTTGTTGGCTTTCTACATATTGGGATGGTTGTGAAGTAACCTTCTGCTCAAAATCTCCTGCCGGTAAGTTCCCGGAAGAATCCACCAATACAGGGTTGAATGCCCTTCCCGGTTCATTGTCCTTATAGGTAACTCCTATTTCAAACTCGCAAGCAGCGCAATTACCCGTAGTCATATTGATTACAGCCGTACCACCCTCCAAACCCTGTTCGAACAGGTTAAAGCCGTAATCTCCATTATATATATGTAATTTTATGTAGAAATAAGAATGTACATACTCATCTGTATCATTGAATATATTATTCCCTTCTCCGGTTCCGAGTTCGTCACTATCATTAGCATCAAAAGCAATATCCGCAATCTCACCAAATAACTGTCCCGAAGCGTTTGTCACATTTTCTATGGTAGGCTTTATATCGCTGAAATCTACCTTTATCTCTTTTATCTTCTTAGAAGAAAATGTATTTTTGAAAGAGTAGTAATCATTTGTGCCAGGTATCTTATACGTGTCGTTAAGCGCATTGTAGAATCTTTCCGCTCCATTTGTTTGTCTGTAAATGGAAGGCATAAGGTTTTGTGTACGTTCTATAGTACCTTTTTCATCATCATTCGGATAGTAGAAAGGGATATTATCAGAGCTACCAACACCAGTAACGCGATTGACAATTTTATAATTGGCGTTTGTCTTTTTTATTGATACAAGCCCTTTCTTATACTCGAAGGGAGTAGAAATTACATTCTCTGTATATCCTATGTGACAAACCTTACCTACAAAGTAATAAGGAAGTTCGTATATGGTATATATGGATTGTAACGCTTCTGCAAGATACACATTGTCAAGTGAAACAAGTTTGGAATCGGAAGTAATATCATCATCTATGACTACCGAATATCCGATACCCGATTTTGCCATTGAAGCGTTAAGGCGACCTACAAACTCGTTTATGTCTCCCATGAACTTCACAGAAGTAGAGTTGGAATGATAAGTATCTGTTCCAGTTGTCACCACATCCATGAAATACACGTTCTCCAATACGATACGTTCTGAAACGAACTGGAGTTCATGCTTATACATAATGCTCTTGTTGTCCTTTGAAGATGTAGGGGTTTGGTCGACATAGTATCTCTCACCTCTGAACTCCACAAATTCCTCTCCAGTCCACTCTTCATCCAAGCAAAACGGATAGTTGAGCGTGGCGGTAAGCGTAGGAGTGCCGGCCATGCGCTGTGCCGTGTAAGTGTATTCACCCAGCTTTGCAGACATGGTTTCGTTGGGAAATTTGACTTTTTCCCCATGTGTATCCAGCTTGTATATGTATAGGCTTTGTTTCTCCATTACTTGTGTTGTTTGTTTTCTCTGAATTCTTCGTATATATTTGGAAACTTATGCAGGACATATTCGATGAACATATAAATGTGATGGTACAGATCTCTATTCTCACCATCATACATAATATCAAGTCGATTAACGTCTTGTATCTTCATGAATAGATTGAAAATTGCGTTATCTGTTTCATCAATTCGCTCTTGCATTTTGGCAATCTCTTTAATGAAGTTGGCATCTATGTTTATCACTTGTTTATTCATTATTACCTCCTTCCTGCTTGTTCGTTTTGTTGGCTTGCTGTTGGGCAATCACCTTTTCTTCTGCTTCCTTAACTTCCTTAGTCACTCGTTGCTCCTCATCGGGTGTGCTCTCCGTGTTCTTTTCGATAGCCGTTTTCGTGGAGAGAATACCAGCCTGTTTCATTGAGATAAGCATGTTGTTATACTCAGTTGCACTGAACGGTTGCCATATCTTGAACTTACAGCTGACACGAAGTTTGTCAAATTCTGTAATGGCATTTACGTTCTCGCTTTTTTTTACCAATTCTTTGGCTAATCCCTCCTTGAACAGGCGCATCATCTTGTCTGCAAAATTCTGCCACTCGATAACCCCTTGCTGGGCATTCTTCAAATCTAAATCACGGGTCAGCGTAATAGCCAGTCCGCTTATGTCACCACTTGACTTGACATCTTTAGGCAAAAGAAATGTGCATGAGGTGTTTATCTGTATCTTCTCAAACAAATCTTGCAGACTGTCAAGCATACCTTGCGGGCTGGGCGGTGCTTTGAACTCTGCACTTCCGTTACCGTCCATTGACTTGTCTTGCAAAATGATACTCCCTGCAAGTTTCTTTGTCGTTTCTGACAAATTGCCTTTGATATACAGAATGCCCCAGCCGTTCCGTTTCTGAATGACAAAGAAGATGTTGTAGATAATTTCGTAAATCTCGATAAGGCTCTGGCCGTTGTTCCACGCCACATTACCGCGTTTGGTACACAATGGTATCTCGCTGAAACCGTGCAATATAGGAAGTTCTCTTACAAAACCGTCCTCGCCTGCTTCTTCACCGTCTATCGGTGTGTGCATACGGTACATGTAGGTATCATCGTAACTGTCAATGTATTCCACACCGTCCGCATCGGCATAGTAGACACTTTCAAGAAGCCTGTCACCGTTGTTGTCATTGTGTGATATGATTACGTAACCATCTTCATAACTTATCAGGCGGCACTTGATACGTCCTTTATAGTCATAATAAAACAGAAGTCCTGCATCGCCTGTTGCAAGTTGCGAACGGACTGCCTTTGTACGCCATCCATCCATATTCCTGTCTACCCAATACTCCTTGATTGTGGAATAGTTGGCTTTATCTTTCTCGGAAGGAGTGCCACCTCTTAAAGACAATGTACAGGGATTCCCGCAAAGGTAGATTACGTGGCTCGCCAGTATCTGTTCTTGGAAAGCTAATGCCGTGCGCTGGAACTTGATTTCCTGATATCCCCCATCTTCTAACTTCACGCAAATGCTCGGCAAGTTTTGATCAAATAATACCTCATGGCTCATCGGGTCAAGTTCTTTCAGAAACTTTTCCTGCGAAACGACATTCTTTTTTACATTCGGAAGCCTTGCCGTGCGTGTATCGGTAATAGCTGCGGACTGACCGTCGGAATAGTCGTTTGTAGAGCAAGTGTCACTTCCTCTGAAAAACGGTTTCTTCTGCAACAAGGCATTTACGTTCCGCAATAGATATGTTTTTTTCTCTTCCCGTGTCATTTTTCCGCATCAATTAGGTTGTAATACTTCATGCAGGCTTCCTTGCTCGGCATTGCAGAACACTCTCTCGAAGTCCATTTGCAGATAATGTCGTGCTTCTGCGGAACAACGATTATTCGCTTCTGCCCCTCTTCCTCTTCAATATTGAATTTATCGTTCAGCTTCACGCGTGCATCCAACACGACCTTACTTGCTTTGATAAAAGTGTCTGAATCTCCACTTGCTTTCGCATCGTCAGCAATCTGTTTCATCTCCGATATTTCTTTCAGCAACGCTTCTCGGTTCTCATCTTTAGATATGGTAGTGATAGCACCGATGCCGAAAGGTTTCAGTTTCTCGGCAAGCATGGATAACACCTTGTTTGAAGGCTTTTCATCTTCTTGGTAAGCAACCTTTGCAGCAAGATCCTTATCTACGAAAGAATCACACATTACCAAATAGGCAACATCTCTTACCCTTGCTTCAATTCCTTCTGTTTTAAGGGAATTGATAATATCCTTTATGTCGTTATAGCTTATCATATCCTAATACCATAAATGTTCATCGTAAATACTTCCTTCTGTCTGTGTATGGCTCGCTTGTTTGGTTTCTTCCTCGTGATTGTAATACCCTGCTTGAATTTCATTCCCGTATTCGATGTTAGCGCACGGTAACATCCTCATTCCGCATGGGTCCAACAAGTCCATAGACCTGCCTTTCCCTAACATTTGGTTCATCTTCTTCTTGTTCCAAAGCCGCTTCTTTCCACTCTGCATATCGTCAAATCGCACAACGGAACATTCTTCCATAAACTCGTTCTCAATCGTCACTTTATATTTCAAGTTTTGATGAGTGTAAGTCTGAACGGCAAGTTTATCGTCAACTGTCAAGTTGCCTTCCTCTATCATCTTGCATAATCTGATATAGCACATATCCTTGACTGTCATTGCGGTAAGTTGGTAAAGCCCGAAAGGTTTATTTTGCGAGATATAAGGTACTGCATCGGGAATGTAATCATTGAAGTACCTTCCGGCAGTCGCGTCAAAAATGATATGGCTTTCGGCTGTTCCATGCTCAAATGCAAATGTCTTCACTGCCATAGCGTTTTCTCTCGGAGTGGACTTGCTAAGAATGAGAATGTCGTATGCGTGAAATCCATCCCATGCCAGAGCCACGAGATTATCCGTACCGTAATCCGCCAAATCCACGGTAATCCATTTGTCACCGTTTACGGCAGGGTTGTTGTTGAACACGCCTTGTGCGGAAGTGGAAGGGATAGGTATCTTTTCGTCAGAATCTGGGTCTGCATTATAGTTTACACCGATAAGCCCAGCAGCAGAGCGTGTACCAGAAGCGGCAACTGAACCAACGTACCCTGCATTGCCTTCCATTAGAGCTTCATTTTCATCAACTGTGCCCTCGTATAAGGTAAACGATTTGATAAAGTCTTGATATTTTGCTTTACCTTTCAAGTCTTTAATCAAACTGTCTATCTGTATCTTGCACTTAGCGTAAACTTCTTCTTTTGAATCTCCCCAAATCACATCATCAACGGTAGACCCAGCAACAAAAAAGAATCTGACTTTTCCTATTCTATCAGGGATACCCTTCCCGTCAACTCCAACATACCAATCTATGAATCTTCTCGTCCAATGGGTGCGTTTAGGATTGAATGTCGCACGGAATTTCCCCGTAAATGTTTTGCTTTTTCCACGATTACGGGATTGAATGTACGTAAATACCTCCCAAGGCATTTCGGTAAGCTCATCAATGGCAATCGCATCGTACTGCCATCCTTTCGCACGCTCCCTCATTCTGTCTATATTCGTTGGGTCTATATAAGTCAAATCGCAGTACGCTCCACTTTGGAATGATATACGTGGCGTGTCTGCCTCTTTAACTTTTACATATTCCCCGAATATGTCCTTGAATGTATCAACAAATCCTCCTCCTGCTTTTTGGTTACCAAGGCTTCTACGACTTATTAAACATCTAAAATCAGGGTCAAGCATTAACGGTTCAGCGAATCCAAGAACAAGAGAGTATGACTTCCCGTTTCCGACCCCGCCGGCACCGAAACATATATCCACGTTCGTTGAAGCAAAGTAGGTTTGGAAACCTGGGAAAGGCTTCTTCACTATCGCATTATGTACTTCTTGCTCTTTCATCAAAAGCAAAAATACCTCTTAATAACAAGGTAATATATACTTAAACCAATGTCTATTTATCATAGTGATAAATACAGTGTTTTTTTTATAGTTATACCTTTTTATTAAAGCATTACTTTCGCATATAATCATTATAAAACATATAGTGTATGAAGTTTACGAAAGAACAGCTTTCAGAAGCACTGAAAGCAGGAATCACTAACAACGGCAAGAAAAACTTGGCGATGAGTGAGAGAAGTTTCAACGGCAAGGTGGAAAGGATCTACAAGCGGTTGGAGAAAGCGAGTGGTAATGACGAGTTGGAATTGGATGATGCGGTTGCCGATTATCTGGAGGACTTCCAAGAGGACGACAACAACATCAGGAACGACAATTCAAAATTCGTAAAGGAGTGGGAAAAGAATCACCCCGCAAAGGATGATAAGGGAGATAAGGATGATTACAAGGATAACAAAGGAGACGAAAGCAAACTGGATAAGTTGCTCAAAGAACTCCAAGACTTGAAATCAGAACGTGAGGAAGAGAAAAGAGCCAAAACTATTTCCGAGAAACGCAATCAACTCAAATCAGCCTTAAAAGGGAAAGAAGTCAAGAACGAGGATTGGATTAACGACCAGCTTGAACTGATTCACATTGATTCTGAAACTGACGTTGACGCTCTTACAGAAAGACTGGTCAAGAGCTACAATAAGTTTAATGCTAACACTCCACCCGACATCACTCCAGGCGGCACGGGAGGCGGTAAGGGAAAGACCGATGACTTTGCCGATGTGGTTGCTGTCGTAAGGAAGCAGTCGCACAGAGAAGAAAAATAATAATCATTTAAACCAAAAAGAAAATGTCAGATTTCTATCAGCAAATCCTATTGAACAGTGGCTATCTTCCCGGTAGAGCATTGGTTCAGGCTCGCGGAAGCATTGGTGGTCATCGCTATGTCTTCGTGAAGCTACAGATGAGCGGGAAAGACGCACTTGTATTTCCTACCAGTGGTGGAATTGTTAAAAACCCATTCAAAGGTAATGCAAGAGCTTTTGCCGGAACGCTCGCTGAATATATTCCCAGTAATGGTTCTAATGGAAGCGAAATACGCATCCTAAAATCGTATGCAGTTGCAAAAACATCAGAATCATCTGATACGGTTATTTACTTGAAAAGAGACGGGTATTCCCTCATTCCGTTTGTAGGGGACGTTCTCATGGTTGCTCCTACCACATTGGTAGGGAAAGGAACAGCAGTAACAGTCACAGCCGTTGAAAAAACGACTGACGGAACGGCTGGCGATGTTTGGAAAGTTACATTGAGCGCAACCCTCGGAGCATTAACAACTTCATCTGTTCTTGTTGAAGCGAAAGAAGCAGGTTCTGGTAAAGAAGCTATGGTCACTAATCCTAACTCATACCTTCCCTGCGACTTTGATTTTGTTTTTGACCCGGCTGCATCCGAAGATGATTTCGATGGTGCAAGATACCTTATCACTCCTGCATTGGCATTAGGAGATGTATTCCTCTACGAAGACCGTATGCAACCTCTTTCGGCTGCATTAAAAGCTTTGAACAAGAGCAAGGTTAAGGGTTGGTTTAACATTTAAAATTGACGAAACTATGCCTAAATTTGATTTTAATAACAGCAGATATGCAAGATTCTTTTCAGACAAGACCAATCAACGTTTCTTGCAATCCTTTGTCAATACAGAAGGTCTGCTATACACTAATTATGGTTGGTACAAGACTCAAGGTGTAAAAGCTGGTGCTCCCACACCTACCGCTCCTAATGGCATCGCTACTTTTTCTGTGAAAGGACGTGACTTGAAAGCCGCTCCTTTGATGGATTTGCGTGCACCTCTTGGTGACAGTAATCAAATGGATAAGGACGGTCTGCACTGGTACACCGCATCCATCCCTGATTTTATCGCTCCCGGTTTCGTTGAAACAGCTATGGAACGTGAAGCAAAAGAACAACAGTTTGAGTTGTTTGGAAACGATGCCGATTTGGTAGCCGCTTGGGTACATACATTACAGTCCCAACTTGATAGTGCGGACGCAACCATGAACTTCATGACTGCACAGTTAATGTCTAAAGGTCATATTGACTACCGAAATATCGCACGTGGCGTTCAAGCTCCGTTGCATAAGGCTGATATACCAACAGAGAACTTTACTAAAGCTGGCACAGTAGTTTGGACAGACGAAAAATGTAAGATTCTCAGTCAAATGGCGGAAAAGGAGAAAAAATATCGTGAAGAATGGGGGTATGAAGGTGCAATGGTATGGCAGGTTACACGCAAGATGTTTTACGAAGTAATGCTGCAAAATGCCGAAGTTAAGGAATTGATTGAAAGTTTCAAGAAAAATCCTTTAGCTTACATCGCAACAACCGCTACTGCGCCTACTACACGAGAGTTGTTCTTAGCTGCTTTCCGTGATTATCCCGGTGTATCTCCAATTGAAATTGTTGAAGAACGTGAGCGTAATCTTACCAATACCGGAGACACATTCGTACAAGGTTGGGACGATAAGATTGCTGTTCTCCGCCCTGCCGGATATGCTTGTGAGTTTGAATACACCAATAACCTAGACAAACAGATGTTTGATAAGTATGGTTCAAGCGTAATAACCAAGATTTTTGCTCAGGCTAACGATGGTCTCTGCACGATTGTGAATACAACAACAAACAACGGGCTGTATAAGGAATGGCATACTGATGTAATGATGTCAGCTTGTCCTGCACTGAAAACATTCCGTAATCACGTAATTGTAGACACAAGTCAGGCAGACGATTAAATGTACAATACATTGCGTAGTAGTTATGGAAAAATCATTTGACCCGATAGCATACCTCAATGGGCTTACGAGATTTGTCTTTGAAGATGATGCGCTTGAAAATATCGCATACGAAAACGGTTTGATGTTTATTTCAGACCGTTCTGAAATAGATGAATGCACTAAAGACCATTGCCTTATCGCACTGTACGAGCTTGTCATTAACGGTCCGTGGTCTGTGGCTTCATCATCACTCCAACATGGCAGTTACAGACAGGACATAGGTAGTGAAACGGTAACGGCTGCCATAATCCAAAACTTGAAAGACCGTCTGAAAGCACTGTACAAAAAGTATGGTGAAGAAGAAGCGTTGAAAAGCATGGATTCGGGTAGTATGAGTTGGGTCAATGAAAATTCATTAGATGTATAGTTTATGCGTCTCAAAAGGAAAGCAATAGCAGAATACCCGTTTCATGGTACATTCTATACCGTGATAACAAACAAGCCGGAAGACGGAAACCTTCTCGGTGACGGTGACTTGCTCGGGGATGAAAAGACGGATAGTTCTCCCGAAGTCCCCACTACGGGAGAGACCATCCTTCTTGAAACTGAATGTGACATACAGCAGGCTGCAAAGCTGATTAATTCTGGTACTATCATGGCTGACTATAAAGTATTTTTCCCGTGCAAAGTTGGTGAGAAGCTACCTATACGTTTCAATACCAATTTTAAATGCGAGGATTATGCAATACCAATCCAAGGCAGGGTTATAGGGCTTGAATATAGTCAACTTGGCGGTTGCTCGGTTGACATAAAAATGAGTGAAGTGTAAGATATGGCAAAGAAGGTTAAGACAGATTCATTGAATAAACTTATAAAGTTCTTATCGGAAGAAGCTGACAAAATAATTGCAGAAGAATTGAATAGGGTTACTTATAAAAATGATACAGACAACCTTCATGATAGCTACGGATGGGGAATATATGTTAATGGCAAACTATCCAAAAGCGGTTATCAAACGAAATACGCATTAGCCCCAAGAATTTGGGAGAGAGAGCCGCTATACGGACGTGATGCGATAACGGATTTTCTTGAACGTAAATATAAGCCTCATGATGGAATTGACCTTGTGATAGTAGCCGCAATGCCATACGGACAAATATTACAGGAAAAGTACAAATATGAGGTAATCGCCATTGCTCAAAACCAACTCAAAGCATTAAGTAACAGAATTAAAGGTTCAACTTTTGGAATTATAAAGAACGGTAAATACTGATTATATGGATAGTAAATACAAGACAACATCAAAAGTGGAAAACTTTTTTTCCATGCTGCTTACAAAAGCGGCTATATCCGATAACCTGTTCATCGGGAATATGCCTGCCACTGTTGAAAGCAATTGGAAAGAAATGGTGCTTGTTGATGTGCTTTCCATGAAAGATTACGGAGCTTATGCCAAAGGTTCTGCCAACGTGTTCTTGTACGCAAAATCAGTTGACAGTCACGGCACGAAACCCGTGAAGGAGCTGTACAAAATGGAACTTGCGCTTGACAAGGCTATTGAATCATGTAAAGACCCCCATTATGTGATTGATGTAAATTTCCGTGATGCAGATTATGACCAAAATAGGAACTACTACTACAACGTGATAAATATAGAAGTGACAATAAGGTAAACAGATTATTAACAGGATAACATTTTTTAATTATGGCAGTAAACAATACTGGCGCAACAGCCAAAAAATTCATCAAGCCTTCTTACATCGTGGCAACTCTGTTCACTGGCACTGAACAAGACGATGTGCCAAAGGGCGACTCTTATATCCTTGAAGATGTAGTTGAGGATACCACTTCAATCGCTCAAGACGATAACGATGTAAACGACATCGAGTGCGAAACTTCCGACAGCCCCATTCTTTCCATCGTGAAGCTTGGCAAATACCAATTTACAGCTGAGGTTGCAGATACACAAAAAGACCTATTGGTCGCTCTCATGGGATTTACGGCAGGAACTACTGTCTCTACCAAATACTTTGCTCCGGCTCAATACAAGAAATTGTATGCAAAGATTGACGTAGTGTTTGAGGAAGGGGGAACGATGACTGCATTTGTGGTTCCAAAAGTCCAACTTAACTCAAAACTAATGCTTGAATCTTTGAACTCTAATGTGGGTCGTATCAACCTTGCAGGAACAGCGTATGATGCAAATATCGCCGATGGAGATAGAACTATCAGAACACCGTTTTATGTAGATTCAGCTTATACTTTACCCAAATAAAACTTGTTCATAATAGATAACTAGAGTGTTTACGGGCGGTAGGCTTATATGCCGCCGCCCTTCATGTTTATAATCATGGCAGTATATAGAGCAAAGAAAAAAGATACAGGACTAAAGACAAATGTTGTAACGGCTTGTACTCCTATATCTGATGAGTCAATGGAACGTTTGGCAAGGATAATGAATGACAGCCCAAGCATTGTAAAACTTCACGGTACGGAGTGGCGTATTAAAGGATTGAAACCCGGTGTTCAATGGCTTATAGCCGAACAAGCGTGTCAGATTGTGAAGGGAGAGAAGTTAAGCATGGGAGATGTTATCAAAGAGTTCTCGGTAAATCTACCGGCAGTTGCACACGTGATAACGCTTGCACTTCTCAATGACAGGGACAGGATATTCTCTGATTATGAGAAAAAAGAACTATCAGATGACTACCACAAGGTCTTTGACCTTTTGATGTGGAGAGATTACGACATAAAGGACTGGGCATTATTGCTTGGTGAAATCCTTAACCTCATAAGCACGGATTTTTTTTTCGAGAGTACCAATGTGATTCAGACCGTGAGGGAAATGACTTTGACGAGGAAGACGAAGAAAACGGAACAAAACTGATAATATCCCGTACAGAGTGGGGGCAGATGATTGATTTTCTGCGCTCCAACACTTGGTGCTCTCGTGACGAATATTTATGGGGAATGACGGTTGGACAGGTCCGGTTAAGCTCGTTTGATTTTTCCCATGTAGAATACGGAAACAAGGACAAGAAAAAAAAGAAGGTCAGCAAAATAGGAAGTGTTGACGATTTGAAGAACTTGAATGATTTGGGTATGCCCATAATTAATAAAAAAGGATAATGATATGGCAAATAACGAAGCAGGAGCTTTCCTCAACATAACCCCTGATGTATTAAAGAAGTTGGATAGTTTCGATGAGAAGCTGGAGATGATAGAGAAACATGCCCATACAGCAGCAGATGCATTGAAAAACGGGTTTGGCAATGTGGTAATGGATACGAGTAAATTGGAAAGTGTGATTACTTCGTTAGCCAAAAAGATAGATGCTATAAAAGGTAATCCATTTGAAGGAGCAGGGAAAGGTGCGGAAGAGACTACAAGAAAGACTACTTCTCTGAACGAAAGCCTTTCACGTGCGGCAGATTTGCTAAACAGAATAGGAAACAATAAAATCGGAGAAGGTTCATTTGCTAACTTTAATATATCCGGATTGAAGCAGGGATATTCGGATTTGAAAAAATACGTTGAGAACATGGACTTGTCAAAGCCGCAACAAAAGGCTGCGGTAGAAGCCATGCGCTACATGAAGATGGAGCTTGACGAGCAACGAAAGACGGACGAGCAACGTGCCCAATCTGCGGAAAAGGCTGCACAACGTAAGGCGGCAGCGGATAAACGTGCTGCAAAGGAGGCAGCGGATTTAGCAAATGCACAGCGGTCAACTCCACAAGGCGCATTAGATTATTCTAAAAATGCAAAGTCTCTGCAACAGAACGTACAAGCTATAGAGTACCTGAAAAAGGCTCGCTTGTCTTTGAACACCACTGACAAGAACTACCAAGCCACATTACAACAGATAAACCAAGCCATCGCAAGGCATAACCAAGCATTGCAACAGGCAGGTGTTCAATCACAAAACCTTGCTACACGCCATCGCAACCTCATGGACACAGCAGGACAGCTTCAAAGAAAACTTGCTTTGGTGTTCTCTGTGTCGCAGATTGAAGGGTATGTGAAAAAGATTGTTGAAGTCAGAGGTCAGTTTGAACTTCAACAAGTAGCCTTACGTGCCATTATACAGGACAAGGATAAAGCGGATAAGATATTCTCACAGACGCTTAATCAGGCTTTAAAGTCCCCTTTTCAAGCCAGCCAGCTTATTACATTCACTAAACAACTTGCCACATATCGTATTGAATCAGACAAGCTGTTTGATACCACCAAACGGCTTGCAGACGTATCGGCTGGATTAGGTGTAGATATACAACGATTGATTTTGGCTTACGGACAGGTCAAGGCAGCAGCTTATTTGCGTGGTACGGAAGTAAGGCAGTTCACGGAAGCAGGTATCAACTTGTACGGAGAACTACAATCGTACTTTAAGGAAGTGAAAGGCGAAGCATATACCACAGCACAAATTGTAGATATGATTTCCAAACGCATGGTAAAGTTTGAAGATGTCGAAGCCGTATTCCAAAGAATGACCGACAAAGGTGGCTTGTTCTACAATATGCAAGAGGTACAGGTAAATACACTTCACGGACAAATAAATCGTCTGAAAGACGTAATATCCATTATGCAGAATGAGATAGGAAAATCCAATCAAGAAGGTTTTTTGTCTATCTCTACAGCTATCAACCTTGCAAATACATTATTAGAAAATTGGCGCACGGTTGCCTCTGTGTTGAAAACTATCATAACGGCATACGGCACTTTTAAGACTGTGTCAGGCGCAATGTGGATTGCAGAACGAATCTATATGACAAAGGGCATAGCTATGCAGAAAACGAGAATATCCCTCAAATTCAAGGAAATTATGGCTACTCGTACACAAACCGCTGCAACGGTAGGGGCAACAGCTGCACAGAACGGTTTAAATATGGCGGTAGCCAAGAATCCATATGGTGCTATTCTTGCCGTTATTACAGCCGTTGGTGTAGCTATTTACGAAGTAATTCAAAATACAAACAGACTGAAAGAAGCACTTGACGGCATAGCAGCAGAGGGGGCTTTTAGTGTCGTTCAATCGTCAAATAACTATGTAAAGTTGGCTTCTGTTGTTACAGATTCTACCAAATCATACCAAGAACACAACAAGGCACTTGCAGAACTGAAAAAGAAGTATTCAGACATACTGCCCGAACAATACCTAAACGCAGAGGGGATTAAGGCGTTAAACGGAAATTATAATGAAGCCATCAAGCTGATACATCAATATATCAACGCAAAGACAAAAGAAAGAATGATTGATGAAGTTGGACAGGATGCAAACAAAGAAATGTATTCCAACCAACAGAAAACCGCAAAAGCTATCTCTGAAATAATAGATGAACAACACGGGATGAAAGTATCTTGGAGCGAAATTAGCGGTATATTGAGCCAAGTACAAGAAAAATTATTAAGTGGTGCTATAACGTCAACTAAGCAACTTCGCGAAGAGACTGAAAAAGTTGTAGAGCAATACACAGGGTTGGGCAACATTGATTTAAGCGACTACTTCACTCAGTTGTCGGGTAATTCGTTTGGCGGTGCTAACAAGTTCAGATTCGATAATATTCAGATTGAACGTAGTGAGTTTAAGGATTGGTTTGAAAGCACACGTTCATACATAAGCCAAGTAGAATCCATTGAACAGCGTTTCAGTAAAGGCTCTATCAGCATGACTGCGCAACGATACCAAGAGCAGAAAGATGCTACAGAAAAGATGGTTGCAAATGCGATGAACGCTTACGATGTGCTCCGTGATTCACAAAAAGAAAATACAAAAGTCACTAAGGATGAACTTGAATACGCAAGGGAACTCGTACAGAAGGTACTGAAAGCGATTGGTTCGGATGTGCAGGTAGATTCCGCTTACATAAACAAATTGTTCAATGACAGTTTCTTCTTTGAGGAGGAAAAACAGAAAGCGACACAAACCAAGCTCAAACAACTCTTTGACAAACTGACCAAGGAAGCCAAAGAATCGGGAGATACTTCAGGGGCAGTGTGGTTGCAGGAGTTTGAAAAACAGATTAATGGTCTTAACCTTAATCCTCTTCAAAACAGCATCAAGAAATTCCTGCTTGGAATTAATGGAAATGCTGACATACAAGCTAATTGGAATATACGAAGTGGGGAAACGGAAGCGGAGTTTAAGAAACGCATTAAGACGGAGATTGACACACGTAACGAAATAATTCGGAAAAGCCAATCTACCATATATCCCGAATATGGTCAAGACACAAACAAGGTAAAATCCGAACTAGAAGAACTTAATCGCCTGTATAATGAACTTGGTGGCGACAAAAATAAAAGTCGCTCAAGTGCCGAGCGTGATATTTGGGCAGAACGTATCTCCGTCCTAAAAGAAATGCAGTCAAGATATGAAAAGCTGAATCAGCTTATGGGAGAGAACCGTGCCATAGAGGAAACACGTTCGGCTTTCAAAGGTGCTTTGGACTTTACACAAATGGGAGAAGTTATCAAAGCGGAAGATATTATTCCGACCAAGCAAGGAATGATTGATGCGCTTGAAAAGTTACTCAAACAGATTCCTAATGACGTAAAGAATGCCGCAAAAAGAACTGGGCTTGAAAAGGAAATTGCAGAACTTAAAATCGGTATTCAACAGGACTACCTGAAAGAACAGCTTGAAAAGACCAAGAAGAACATTGAAGATATGTTCAACCAATTGGACTTGCACAAGAAACTGAAAGATGCAGGGCTTTCCGAAGCGGAGGTTCAACAGTTGTTCCCCGGACTTGCAAAGACGTTGGATGATGTAGAAAAAGGGATACGTGATGAATATGAAGCCAAACGTGATAAAAATGGACAGTTAAGTAAGGCAGACCAAAAGGGTTACGATGAAGCACTTAAAAAGCTGGGCCAACAGCGTGATAAGGAAAGCACAGACCTTACTATTAGAATTCTCAAGGATTATAAAACACAACTTTCAGAACAATTACAGCTTGATAAGTGGTATTACGAAGAAAAGGCAAATATAGCAAAAGCAACCCTTACAGATGAGCAGAGAGCGCAAGCTGAATCCAACCTTAAAAAAAAGTACGATAAGAAGACAGATGAAAATACTTGGAAGGCGTTTCAAAATACAGACGAATACATCAAGCTATTTGAAAATCTTGACTATTCTTCAACGGCAGCTATTGATAGTATTCTCGAGAAATTAGAGAAATTTAGAAGGTCTCTCAAAAGTTTGCCGCCAGAACAGTTGAAAACAATAATTGAACAGCTTGAGAAGCTGAAAGGTGAAAAACTAGACAGAAACCCTATCAAGGGAATTGTTGAAGCTTTTAAAGACTTGAAAAATGCAAAACCAGAAGATAAGCAAAAAGCTATAGCAGACCTCGGTGCAGCATTTGAAAAAAATGCAGAAAAAATAGATAAATTCAATTCTGCTTTTGGAGAAGTTTCTTCTATGCTTTCATCTTTCGGTGTTGATGTGCCAGAAGAAATTTCTGAATCATTAAATGGAATGTCTCAAGCTTTCGGTGGTGCAGGAGAATTTGCATCATCTTATGCTATAGGTAATGTTTTGGGTATGGTTACAGGTGGAATGAAAACTATTGCCGGAATAGGCAATACCATCGGTAGCATATTCGGCATTGGCAATAAGAACAAGAAGAAAGAACGTAAAATCCAACGGCAAATAAAGAATATAGAATCACTTGGTAGGGCATACGATGAGTTAAAGGAGAAGATGGAAGCCGCTTGGAGTGCAGATGATCTTCGTACACAAACCAAAGATACAATAGCCAATTTAGACCAACAGATTGAATCATATGAAAATATGATTAACTCAGAAGAGGCAAAGAAAGATTCTGATAGAGGACGTATTGATGAATGGAATGATGCTATAAATGAACTGAAAAAGACAAGACAAGAAATTTTAGACCAACAGAAATTAGAATTAGGAGGTATAGGTGGGGAGTCAGAATATAAGGATGCCGCCTCTTCATTTGTTCAAGCATGGATGGATGCTTTCAATGAAACAGAAGATGGGCTAAAAGCCCTTAATGAAAACTTTGATAGTTTTATTGAAAATCTTATCGTCAAACAAGCTACAATGAGACTTGCGCAAGGGCGTTTGAAGGAGCTGTTTGAGAAAATAGATGAATCTGTTACAGAGGGAAGCGTAGGAGGGATTAACCTCACTAAAGAAGAGCTTGCAAACATCCAGGCTCTTGGAGAAAGCGCATTGAAAGGATTAAATGAAGATTTGCTTGCGCTTATGGAAACATTAGGATACAAAGGCACAAGTGTAGGGCAGAAATCTGAATTGTCGGCACTTACTCAAAGTATACAAGGTGTATCAGAAACCACAGCAGAAGCTCTTGAAGCATTACTTAATTCTATTAGGTTCTTTGTCAATCAACAGACAACTGACATAGCCGCAATCAGAGTGCTATTAGAAGCCCGCTACAGCTTAGAATCCCAATCGGGCGAATCTAACCCAATGATTGTTGAGTTGAGAGCGCAGACGAGGTATTTGGAAATCCTTTCGGACAGGATAGACCGTGTGTTTGCACCAAGTCCAAATTCCAAGGGACCAGCCTTGCGCGTTGTAATGCAGTAGCTTCTGAACCAATCTATACAAAAGGGGCACTCCGCTTGCGATAAGTAGAGTGCCTCTTCATTTGAAACGTTGGTCAATACTCAACGTGCTCTTATGCTAATATGTGGCAATTAGTCCATAATATACGGTTCAATCTTGCGAATCAATCACTTCTGTCAGTTTGTACTTTCTTCCGTCTATCACAACATAATCGCTTTCTCTTTCCTCAATTCCCTTAATCCCTTTGGAAAGTTTTTCAGCAAGTATCTTGGCTTCCTGAAAAGTGAAATAGTAGTATCTTTCGATGTTGTCGCATACATCAAAGACGCTGATACCGATTTCCATTCCAAACTTTTTCACTTCTTTTCTGCTCACCGCAACTCCGAATATAACAGGTTCGTCCGCAGAACCTTTCGCAAGCGATTTGTCGTTGAAAGAGATTTCTTCCCCGCTCTGCATTACAATAATGCGATTCAACTTGTCTACTTTTGCTTCTTCGTAATTCATAATTTTAGTATTTAATTGTTTAATATATCCGTTCTCGGCACACCAACACAGCATCTCGTAGGCTGCATCAAGCAATGACTTTGACTTAAACTCCTTATAGTAATCAAATTCATCTGACATTGAATAGCATACATACCATTCTTTGCAATCATAAATGGATATTGTCAGCCAATAAGTACCTGTACTTGTCTTTATTTCTTTCGGCAGTAAATCTATAATGTCTTGCAGGGTGAATACACCGCAATCTTTACGATATGAGTGGTCGTAATCTCCTCTTTCGGCATCATAATAACCTAATCTTAATCCAACAAAGAATATTGGGCTCATATCTACTAATTCATGCCAATCTTGTATAGCACCCCTATCATCAGTAAATATGCACACCATGCTCGCATTACTCGTATCAACGCCCAATTCTCTCAGGTGCAACATCTGTTCGATTGATAATACTTGATTTTTCATAACTCTCATTATTATTTTGCTAAAAAACTTTGTAATATTTCTTGCAAGTATCTCACATTTGAGTAGAAGCGAAGGACTGATTTAAGAGCAAGCTCTCCAGTCATACTGTCTTCCGGGGAATCCGAAAATCGTATTATTTGAGTAACCGCTTCTTCACCTTCCAGACTGCTTGCTATATTCAAAATGTCTTTAACATCCTCTTTTCTTACTGATACTGAATTATTCGTTTCCATGATTCGTTATGTGTTTAAATTCGTTATTATTAAAATTTGCACCAATACAGCTAAAATAGAAACGCTATTGAGACAAGAATTAGAAGCAACCCTATTGTACTTATTTTAAAGAACATCCCTGTTTTTTTATTTTGCATTCCATACAACGCATTGAGTAATGACAAAAGCCTTCTAGCTTCATCATGTGTAAACTCTATATCTTTGATTGAAAGAAAAGGCATAGCAGGGTCGTAAACCTTTCCGATGTATACAGAATATTCATTAAAATCAACACGAATATGTGACGATTCTGTCTTTATAGTTTTAGTATATCTTTCCATGATTAGTTACTTTTTAAGCATACCTCTTGCTGTCCGCATAAATGCGGATAACATAAGTATTTGGTTTATAAATGAATAGTTAACTTTAGATTACGCAGCAGGCTCTAATTCTCCCTTTATCTGCTTGACCTAAAACATGTTTCAAGCCATCATATAAACGAGTAGCATCCTCCTTTGTCAAAATTGCGGCTATTTCATCACCATCTTTTTCCATACATACTGAAATCTTCATCTCTTCGTCATGTGTAGTCGAATAAGACTGACCGATTGTGATATTTACACCGTTATCACTTTCAATACTTTCATGAATAGAACCTTTAATCTTATCCATGTTCTTAAACATAGGCTTTTCCATATTATGAGGCTATTTTAGAGTTATACAATTCAATTACAAATTTACGCCCTTTTTCCGTCCAATACATGTGTTCCCTTGATTTCTGCACCCCATTGTCTATGTACGGATGTGGAACGTGTTTAGTGTATCCGTTCCCTCTGTATTTGACATGAAGGAAGTAAATGCCTGATTGTTTGTACTGAATATACCAATTGCATAACAGCTTGTTCAGCTTTATTGCCGATATTCCCAAAAATGCGGCTATCATATTGGTTGTGACAAGGCCTTCACTCGACATTATCTTATCGAAACTTTCACATTTTGGGGCGAGAGCTTTAATTTCCTTGTCCTTGATGACAATTTCTTCCTCTTTCTGTTCAATAACAACTTTCTTGTGTTCGTTCTCCGCTTCAAGCTGCTTTAACCGTTCCTCTCTCTTGGCAAGGGTAGCTTGTGCGATGGTTAGAGCACGTGCCATGATTTCTTCGGGAGTGTCGTCAGATTTAGTTGCGATATAGCCGCCAGTCTTGCGGATGGTCTTTAAAATCTCCTTTACGCCTTTCTTAAATTCTTTGGCAATTGGCTTACGAGATTGCATTAAGACTTCATATAAGCCATCTTCGGTTAAGAACCAAACTTCTTGATTTCCACCAAGGGTCGTAATAGTGTTACGAACCTTTTCATCGCTTTCTACAAGGTTGGTTAACTTACTTGAATTACTTTCAGAATAGTTCAATACTTCTGCCACTTCTTTGGCAAGGAACAACGGATTTTCGGCAGTGCCGTAAACTGTGAATTTGTGCCCAAGCAACTCAGTTTTACTTAGGACTTGAATAGGTTGATTTGACATAAAATAAAAAAATGCACCTACTACGAGCTGTCAAATCAACCATAGGGTTTATTTTGGAGGCGTTTCTGTATCTCCACTCGGTAGGTGCAATATCTTATTATAATATTCTTTTTATATGTCTTGGCAAAAAACAACTCCAATGATGAAGTCATAGGAGTTTGCCGCCCCTATAATTGATTTGACGTTGCAAATATACGACTATTTATTGGGATAGCAATATTATGCTATATGTTTTTTAGCATAAAATATGCGTTCTATATCGGAGTGCCATTATTGCAGTTGTGCATTATTACTTATTCCTTCCTATAATAACATTCATCAAACCGACAATCTTATTTGTCAATTCACTATCATTCCAAGTGTTGATGTGTATAATAGGATTTGAAATGTCGTTCACATTTATATGTATTGTGTAGTCGTGTACTATGGAATCATCACCCTGCACTGATGTAGTATTCTTGCTCGCAGTAGAGCCGCCTATGATTGATCCTACTGGACCCGCTACCAAATCTCCAACAACAGCACGACCAACCATACTACCAGTGCTTGTTTTAGTAGAAGATACTATCTGACCGTGAACGATTTTCTGATTGTCGCTAACTGACACGCCGATTATATCTTTAAAATTATACATTTTACCCATTATGCGGATAACGCTTTTAGGCTCATATACAATTATCGCAGAATCTACGCTTTTTGTCCTATTGATATAATGCTCTAAAAAAAGAACTCTTGATTGTTTTGTGATTTCTGTTTCATTATCACCAATATTCTTCAACGACAATGGCAATTCGTTATACCCCTCTTTTATATTTGAAATATCTATAATAAGAGTTTGCTCTCCATATTCTTCTGATAATCTGTGCAAATCTTGATTATACTTATTCGTATTCCTTCTCTCTGCTTCTTTGTTTTCACTGTCTTTTCTCTCTTGTTCCTCCTTGTCCTTTGAACTCTGAATAGATGTCATAATCAAAGCTCCAAAAAATAAAACCACAAATACTACTGCAAAAAATGCAAGTTCCCCATCACTAAAAGACCCACCTCCTATAAAAGCGAAAAACGCCAATACAATGGCAGAAATAATGTTTTTACTTCTCATAATATTTTATTGTTTTAAATAATATAATTGGCAATAAATAACTAATCACGTCTAATATGTCGAATGTTCCGGGGCATAGACCGAATATCTGCATCAATTCAGAAAGTAATGCAACTACCGGTAATATCCAAATGAACATTCCTCTGTTTTTACTTTTGCTGTCGCCCCAAATGGCATCTATAATAAACATATAAGAAAAAAGCCATAGTCCTGCCGGTAAATTATACTTTATCCAATAATAAGGTTCTATCATTACATTCTTATCTCTTATATAATCAACAACACTATTTAAACCTATACTTTCAAACCACGAAAACATTAAAAGAGACTTATCCCTATATAATACATATATCAACCCTCCAAATAAGGTCAGTATGATTGATAAGAGTATTTTAATACGCATCTTCATATCATATTTTATTTCTTATGCTGCCAGCAATAGATACTTCCCTTTGCGGCAGTCCTCTTGCACCGTGTACCTTTCTTTGTCCTTGCAGCACATCTCCTCTTGGTGGTGTTAGTCACAGAACCGCCACCGCTTCCACCGCCATTTCCACCATTGCTTGGAACAAATACTCCGCTTTGATGTACAAGAAATGTATCTCTTAGGTTATATCTGTCATTATACACTTCTACAAAACATTCCCTATCTTCTGTACTTTTGTTCTCAGCTACTCTCACATCCACATAAGAATAATCACGAGCACAACTAACCCAATCACAATATCCTATCGGTTTTACATCGAAGTGATCAAGAGTGGTTATAACTTCTACATCCGTTGTTATTTGATGAGATGTAACACGTACATCATTACATACCATAAGCATGTTGTAATCTTCACCAACATTATCATAATCGCTGCATCCCGATATTATCAATGATGCAATGGCTATTAATATCTTCTTCATAATGTTTTGTTTTAAGTTAGCAATATTCAAATATCTATTCCTTTATCCTTCCATTTTCGTCAAATTCAAAAGGAAGCTCCATCTGACCAATTTGGCGCATCTTCATCTTCTTGAAATTGTCACAGAACTGCTTCATGTTATCAGAAACTTGGAACAGCGTAATAACCTTGTTTATCTGTTTCTCCAAATTAGGTTCTCCTATATCAGTAGTCAAAAGCTGGTGATACCTGTTTGTTCTGTTCCCTGATTCACTTTTAGGAGTTTTCTTTTTAAGTTCCTCTAATACACCGTTAGGAAGTTCCTCGTATATAAATGTGTTCGTCCATTTTCCTATTATTCCCGGTCTTTTCTTTATCCCGTTAACAGTATAATCCCATCCATTAAGCCTGAATAATTCTTTATAGAATATATCGGGGAAACGTTTCTGCCACGGAAGGAGTTCCTCTGAAATATACGCTTTAAGTATTTTTTGGAGTTCGTCATTCTCCCTTTCGTATTGATAGCCTGTAGCTTCGTCAACAAGTGCTATGATACCTACCTTCGCAACTGAACGAATTATTATATCTGCATTACGAACAATAACATCATTATCAAAAACACCGGCACGATTTGCGTCTATTATAGCCGAACAAATATCGACCAAAAGAGTAACTTCATATCCGTTAGCCGTTGATTGTGAGCCACCTGCATTATTCCTTTTGAATTTTATAGGTTTAGAAAGCCGCTCTGATATGCTGTTATCACCGGCACAAAGATAGCTTGAAACACCATCCATTTTACAGAAACTATTCATCCACTGACCGCTTTTGCTATCATAACCTATTGCCTTTTGTATTCCTCTACCGGAAAATACTCTCATTCCATTGTCGAGCACATAGCATGGTATTTCTAAATTGCCCAGTCGCAACGGAGTTTTATCTGAGCCGTACTTAGCTACCAATATTTTATTTTCTTCCATATAGCAATCTTTGTTTAAGTTAGTAAACGGCTGCAAAATTACCACATAATCTACAATGGAGCAAAAAAAGAGGCATGTTAGAAAGCAAAGTGCCCATTAACGCTAACTCTAAGGACCCGGATTTACGTGTAGTTATGCAATAAAAATGAAGCGGTAGGATGTTCTCTTACCGCTTCATACGTATGATAAATCTGTTATTATTTACTTCCGTGGTCGTATATATCACCGAATTTAGCTTCTATGAATATAGGGTATATCACACAGTCCATTATTAGACATACGAAAGGGCGGTTATCGCCACTATATCTGAAAACAGCAAGTTCTTTAATATCCTCTGTGATTATTGCAGGAAGGGATGTTGGCTTCAACTGTTTGATTGGTATCATTTCAAAACCATACTGGTGTTTCCCGGAAACGTTTATATCTTTCCAAGTAAGACAGCACAATTTTTGCATCCTCGTTACAAAATCCTTGAACACACTATTATCACATCCTTTTAAAGATGTTTTCATATCCAAGTACTTAAAGCAGAAAAGAGGTTCTTTGCTTCTCGCATCAACCTCTTTTTCTTTTAAATTAGGCTTTACATCTTTATGCTTTAACTTAAACTTGCCACTCATTTATGCTTCAATTTGTGTTTTGAAAAACGCCATCATCTTATCACGGCTTATTACAGAGTTTATTTCCGTGGTTTTCCAAGGAGATTCTTCATGTGTCATTTTCATCAAGGCTACAGCAGAAAACTGGTTGTATTCCTCATAAACATTGTTGAAAAGTTCTTCTTCATCATCTGATAAAGATATACCTTCTTTTGAAGTCGATATAGAATTGGATTCAAACGATTTATATTCCTTATATACAGAAGGGACAACCGGCCCATATTGCCAGGCAACAATATCCTCGTCAAACAATGGTGTTCCAAAATATGCCAAATGGAAACCTTGTTGGTAATACATCATCTTCTGCAATTTCAGATTTGATATAGTATCACCATGTTCCAAATCTGTTTTGGATATAATTTTATTTGCGATGTCTAATGCTTTGTATGCCATAATACTAATGAGTTATTTGTAAAAAAACAAAGGGTAAGCATACCTATTATTCAAGGACAAGCTGCAAATACAGCTTTAAGGTATGCGTAGCCATGAGCGTAATTATGATGCAAATATAGAGGCTAAAATTTGTATTGCAATGGATTTCTTATTTAATTTATACATGTTTAATAGCATACAACAAAAATCCCCGAACGCTACGAACGGGGATTACATTATCCTATTTTTAATGTTTTTACATTGATTGTCAGAAAAATCACGGTGGTTATACAAAAATAAGTGTTCTATTTTTCAGATTCATCTTGAAATTTCAATGGCTCGCAACTACCCAACCTCGCTAAATTGATACTCTTACATACCCATTCAAACAAATATGCAGACGGCTCGTCTCCGTGTTTCATTCCTATTGCGTTCTCTATTCCATCAACTACATGGCTCGCTTCATGGCAAACAAGCCCCATCCTCATATCAGTTTTATTGCGGAATATCACAAGTATGCCTACCATATTAGTGTCATTCCGTACAACTTCCGTTAATGTCAATCCGTCCCATTCTGAATTTGCCTCAAAACTTAATCTTTTGTCACTTCCGTTTTCGTGAAAATATCTATTAATGTAATCCTCATCAGAACCTATGTACACCCATAAATTTCGGGGGTATATTACAGGGTCAAACTCGTATAATAAGTTTTTCTTACTCATAGTTTCACCTCCACTTCTGCCACATACACCTTATATATTTCATGTCCCAACTCGTCATAAACCACTCTTCTCACAAAGCCGACATCCGAAACTTGAACTCCGGTTTCATTTTCAAACCCATTCAAAAGAACAGCTATCTTTTCGCCCAACTCCTGCTTCTTTTGCTTTATCTCTTCAACATTCATGTCAATTGTCAGTTTTCAAATATATATTCTTCAATTCGTCCTTTTTTAAAGATCCGTACTTTATTGCACGGTCTATACGCTTACGGGCATTACCATCCTTAGATTTTGCACTATTTTTAGAATTATCTTTAGATATAATCAGTTTAACCAACTCGTTCAAAGGGATAGGCTCTGCAACAGCTCTATCCCAAATAGAAGTGAAAAAATCTTTTGCAGGTTTTCCCATAAGTAATTTCTTTTCCGTTTCATCACCAACCTTTTCAAAATGAAGGTAAGGTTCCGAAATAATATTGAAATATGGCAGGAGCGACTTTTCATCCGGTTCACTCACCATGCGAGTTTTTAGTAGTTTTAGATAACGTCCTCCATTCCTTGTACGTCCTATGGCAAACACCCCGTCCGCAAAGTTGGAAAGAAGCTTGCTCCCTGCCATATTGGTTTTAGACAAGGGCTTCCATTCCTCAATCTTAGGCGTATGCGCTATTACCATGATACTGATTTTCAGCTCACGCTTCAATCTTGTAAGACCGTCCATAATAGCACCTGCGAACTCCGCTTCTGCTGTCTGCGTAGAAAGATAGGAAAGATTATCAAGTATCATAACCTTTGCACCTGTATCAATCAGCTTGTCTTTTATGCCGTCAATCACGTTCATGTTAAAATCTTCGCTGTCCACTTCTTCCGATATGGTGCATCGGATAAGCGACTTCGGGAAATCCGCATTGCAGTACCTTCTTGCAAGCTGCCTGTCCGATAACTCAAAGTCGAAGTACAAAACGGTTTGAGGACTTACCTCCACCTCCGTACATTCGCTTTCCCCTTTGGCTATCTCGTAGGCTATCTGCGTGGCAAGAATGGATTTACCTATTCCGCTATCGGCAAATAAGAATACAAGCTCGTTCTCCCACCAAAAATCGCCCCAAAGCCTATGAATAGGAGGCTTCTTCTTACCGCCCTCAATGACTGACTGCATATCGGAAGATCTGAACAATGGTATTTGTTCAACCATATCTCCATCATCGGGAATATCGCTACCTATTTGCTCAAACCGTTCTATGTCGGCTTGTATTTGCTCTTCTTCTATATAATTCATTGTTTTTTAAGCTCCGTTTTAGCGAATACTAAATTTTGTACTTCTTCTTCCCATATATCACCTTCGTTTCCTTCAAAGTCAAGGTAAACGGTATCATTCGGGTTTGCCCCATTGATGCTTGAAAATATTCCGACTATCTGCATGGGGATGGAAAGCCTTTCTCCCTGTGGGGAGCGGAATTTGATATGAACATAGTTGCCTATTTTTAAGTCTGTTGCTTTCATAATCTGATTTTTAAGCAAGGTGCGCCAGTATTAACCAACGCACCCGTTACTTTTTCTACACGTGGATATAGGCATGTTATTTAGCCCATTCGGACTTAGTTATACAATTCATTGACTTAAACCTGCCGGTCACTTTATTGTGACCGTATGAGTACACGTAGCAGATACCTTCTCCGGTGATATTTACAGTAGATCCACCTCCAACATACAGCTTGCACACATCCCCTTTTGAAACATGGAACTCAACCTTTGAAGCAAGCACCGTAGTAAGCGTGCAATCCTGCTCTATTTGCCCGTTAAAGTCCACATACAGGCACGAAGTATATCCATCCTTGCTCCGCTTCCATTTGCCATTAATATAGTCAGAAAACGTTCGTTCCATATACTGAATATCCATACCGAATCCAAAGCTATGAGCATCTGTCAACAGCTCCACACCGTTTGAATCCAAAGCTATATCCATTAACGCTTCCTTACTTGTAGCTACGTCCCATTTATTCTTATATCCAGTGCAAAGACCGAGCATCATGACATTACGTTTAAAAGAAAGTAAATCATTCATAAAATTGGGAATTTTTTTAGTTCAACTTCTATAAGCTCTTTTATCATCATTACGGCATTGTCCGAATCAGGAATGCTCTTATAAGTCTTTACGGACCGTATAATGTTCCTGCTGCTAATTTTTGAGTGTTTGGCAATATTACCGTATGAGATTCCGAACCTGTTATGCAATACGGCAAAAACTGCACCTCTCGCAATCCTCCCTGTAAGAATAATGTTTGTCCTTCCTTCATAGATAGTTGAAGGATATACAGGGTCCTGATTGCAGAATACTTTATTTACGCAATCACACACGATACGCTCAACTTTTCTTATAACGCCCGATTTTAAAGAATCCTTTTCTTCTGACATACTTTTCTAGTATTTTCTTTTGGTCTTCATTAAGTATTTCTCCGCATATATACATGTTTCCAATAACAGCCTTCTTAAAGTCTGTCACCTTATTACCTATGCTTAGTCCAAGTCCACAATCAATACCTTTATATACAGCAGGAATAAGCACATGAGTATTTATCTTTCCTTTTACGGGTATTGCATTAATTTCAAACTTGACTTGTCCATGTCTTATCCGTATGCCTCCAGTTTCCCAGTCAGGCAAGAATATACCCTTAGTAACTTCCCCGGTTTCCTTGTCCTTGAAAGATACCCACTTCGCACCCGGATGATTACCTATATTGATATAGATACGGTAAGTATTATCAGGATTATACCTGTCTTTCCTCGGTTTCAACACTTCCATCGAATACCTCCTTAGCCTCTTCTGCCATGATAACCTTCTGCTCAAATTCAGCATTCGCCTTCAAATCTTCTTCAGGTGGCGTAGTGTTCATTGCTTTATTCAAATCTTTCATCTGACCTTCCATCCACTTCATATAATTTTCGGCTTCTTTCTGCGCTTCATTAATATCTGTGAACACAGCCATAGGCTTGATAAGGTTCGCTTCGGTAAGCACCTTCATACCGTCCAAGAACTCCTTGTTGGTGGAAGTAGTTTTCCCGAACATTTCATTCTCTTTGTCTTTGATGGATTTCTTGAAGTCCACCATATACTTCAACCACGCATAGAGAGATGTTTCATGTGCCACACCGTCCAATCCCACAGCGTACGGGGTAGTGAACACCCGGAATCCTGTGTAGTTCTTAAAACAGGCATATCCTTTCGTGATTATAATCTCAAACGAGCCGAAGTTTTCTCTCTCCAACACATCACTTTCTTTGATGATGAACTCAAATCCTTGTTGTTTGTTTCCTTTTACCATAATATATCTATTATTGTTTTCTAATTCTTTAAATTACTACATTTTCTTATCGCTCATAATCTCACTTCCAATTCTTCACCAGTTAAGGCATAATAGATGTTTTGTAATTGATGTAGATGTTCTATCTTCCTAACAACCTTATTGGAACACATTACTCCATAAAAATCATTATGACAATTATGTAATATCCAAAAATCTTCTATTGCAAATAGTCGTTGTTCTTTTATGCAATACTCATAACATTCAATGTTAAAACCACACTTTAAAAGCAATTCTTCCGTAAGTGGAACAGGCTCTGCGTAATCCAAACTGCATTTAAAACCATTTTCCATCCGTATAGCATATCCGCCATTAAAAGTTTTGTATTCGTGTATTGAGTGGACAATATGTGTTTTGGATTCATATTTCACATACAATACATTACCTACCCTCAATTCTTTAACATCTATCATAGACTATCATAATTTGTGCTTACATACTTCCGTATTTGAATGAAGCAAAACAATCATTTTCATCATCAACGAAAAAACCAAGTTCATCAAGTGTTTTCTTGTCCTCATCAGGAACAACACTTGGGTCAATATCAACGTAAAGAATATCATGCTCACAAGAAGTTGGGTATTGCTTATTACCGTACTTCAAAAATATCAGCAACGCCTTAATTAAATCTTCCATATCTATTCTTCTTTTTTAGTTTTTCTACCTTTCTTCGGTCTGAACGCTGTCTTAGCGTCCTCGACCTCGATAACACACTCTCCTTCGTCCTCAATTGTCGCCAACGCCTCATTCTCCTTCAACACTTCCTCAACAACCGGATTAGCCGCTTCCTCCGCTTCTTCCACAACAGACTTCCCGAATCTAGGCTTCTCCTGGTTCATGTTCAGCTTCTGCATATCCATGGCGTACTGCAACTGGTACACCTTGAACTTCTCATCGTCCGAATCAATGATGTCGTCCGCTGCATCAGCATAGTGCATGGCGATAGTTCGTCTGTTTGCTTTCATAGCCATTCCCAACGCCTCTTCATCCACGTACATATACGGATGGATGGAGATAAGACCATCAATGGGAGAAAGCCGCCCGAATGTCTTCTTGTACTGGATAAGTCCGTCAGCCCTTTGTTCAACAATGGCATAGGCATTCATAAGGTTTTTCTTCTTGATAAGGGCGATAGCCAATATCCAAGTAAGCCCCAGTTCGGGATTGAACTTCTTGGGCAAATCCTTGCACTTCGCAAAGGATAATGCTTCCGATAAGGTTTCTGTTTCTAAAAACATAGCAATATAGAATTTAATTGTTATTCGTTAGGAAAAGTTTCGTCATATCCGAAGGAATGCCCATATACGTTCTTGAACGTAAATGTCACTTCCTTGTATTTCTGTCCGTAAAGAGTGTCGCTTTTAGGTTCTGTGGCTCCTGAAAGGTACATAAGGACCTTTCTCTTCCTCGCTGTATCACGGTAGGCAATCTTAGAACCGGTAATGAAAGTCATAAAGTCATGGTAAGACTTATCATCCTTGGTATCATCCTCCAAGAATATCAATGTCAGTTTTATAGTTGTCTGCTTGTGTGCCGGTGTGCTGGAAATATACACCTCCGCCTTGCTTGTCTCAGCAAAATCCTCTGCATACATATTTGTAGGCTCTCCATACGAATTAAGACCTGTACATTCTTTATACCTTAAACCTGGGAAATCTATTTCCAAGTCTTTCCAACTGGCACCAAGCTCGCCATAATGCATCATATAAAACTTGTATTCATTCATGTTGTTCTATTATAATACACGCAAATATAATAATTTAAATTTATATATTAAAGCTTTACTTTAATATTTATCACTGTGATATATTTAAATCCGCTTTAATATTGAGCTTTTAATCTTAAAAGTAAAAGAATACTTGAAATATACCTTGCATTGCATAGTACTACCTCATTGCATATTAGACATACCCTATATAAATAAAGGAAAAATGTCTAATCCAAAACCCATAAAAAAGAAAGTAACATAAAGAAAAAAGTGAGCGACAGCGAACACCGCTCTCCCTTTTATTATGAATATAATGAAAGGGGCTCATACACACACTGCATAGAGAAGCATCAACGTAAAACAATAACTCGTATAAGATAATAATATTATATTACAGCTTGTGCATCTTGATTTAGATAAAATATTCGAACAATCAGAAAGAGAGAAAAAATCAGAAAAAAATAAAAAAAATGAGAGAGAGGACGGATGTTTACGGTTGCACCGGTATAGGGGGGGGAGGGGTATAGCGTTCATAGTTGGGCTGCTGTGTATTGTATTGCAACGGTTTGCGACGCTCGTTTGCTTCGTTGCATATGGCTTCAATATGCGCGATATAGGCGAATAAAGGTAAACACGATACATTGTGAAGATGAAAATATAACGCCATATAAAAGCGTTATATTGGCTTATAAACGTATGTTATGAAGCATGTATTTATTTATAATTACTTACAAAATATCATGCGTTTTATTTGGTATTTTGATAAAAAAGCGTTATCTTCGCAATGTGAAAGGAAGAAAGGTGATATATTCAAGTCCTATTCTTTTACAGGGGCAAACGTTAACGCCAAAAGCGTGTTGTTAAATGCTGAGATAAAAAGAGAGCCTTAACATTGCCGTGTTAAGACCCTCGTAAGTTGGAATACTTAAAGTAGTACTCTCCAAGAACGGAGGCAAAAATACTTCTTTAACTTCTTACTTGCAAATATTCTCCCATTTAATTTTCTTGGTTTACTGGTATTGCGATAACATTCAGTTCTTGAGTGTATAGGCTGTATCTGATATTAGTAGGCTATTAATCACGCTGTAATGAATTGAAATATTAACATTAAACATTATAGCATTATGAAAGCAATGAGTTTTTATACCGCAAATGGTTGGGCTGGTTCAAATTATGACAGCAAGTTAAGCACAAAGGAAATCGCTGCAAAGGTTAGAACCTATGCAAAGAAGAATTTCCCGGGCTTTAAGTTCTCTGTTCGCTCTGAATGGAGCATGTACGCGGATTCAATGGCGGTTGAATTAAAATCCGGTCCTTGTGTTCCTTTCGCTGAAGGATCAAGAAGCGCGGAACGTGGTTATATGTCCACAATGTCCAACGTGAAGGCATGGAAAGACGAGTTAACCCCGGAAGTATTCGCAGCGTTAAATGCTGTATCAAATTACGCTAGTTCTTTCCGTTATGATGACTCGGACGGTATGCAAGACTATTTTGACACTAATTTCTATCTGAGTATAAAAGTAAGTGATGAATATAAGGTTATAGAACCGAAGGCAAAGAAAAGCAGCGTTAAGCCTGAAAATGAGGAAGCTAAAGAAGTGGAAGCCGTGACGATTGAAGGTATAGAAGTCGTGGACTACTCCGAGAAAGCTATCGCCGTTTTTGGCGATACCAAAGCCATAAAGGGGCAATTAAAAGAGATTGGCGGACGGTTTAACCCGTCTTTAAACTACAACGGTGAAAAGCGCGCCGGATGGATATTCAGTAAGAAGCAGGCGGACAAGGTGCGGGAATTGCTCACACCTGCAAATAGCGAAAAAGAGGCGGAAATACTTAACGGGTTTACGGACGGTCATTTAATTAGCTGAATATGGTTTTGTTGGTTTTGTTATTCGGTGCCGTGATATTCATTTCCGGCGCCGACAGGGATAAGCTACGCGAATTTATAAACAAGAGTGATGAATCAGATAAATTTTAAAGATATGAAAGAATATAAGTTAACAGTAGAGTTTCACAATGGGGCGCGTTATTGCTATTACGGCAAGACAAAGAAAGAAGCGTTAGCAGCGTTTAAAAAATCGTTTGGCAGCTTTAAAGGCTTCGTAAAAAAAGAGTGGACGATAGAACAAGATTAACCAATGTAGGAAGGCGGAGCAACACCGCCACCGGGAACTATTTATTAACTTAAACAATAAAGAATATGAATTCATTAAAGAAAATTTCATTTGATTATTTCAACGGACAAATAATAACATTCGAAAAAGTGAACAATTACGTACAGAAACTATGGCTTGATGGCAACGAGTTTAGCCAAATAGTGAAAAAAATAATCAATACTGAATTAATGATTAAGGCAGTAAAACAGTGCAAAGAATTTATTATAGCTTGCATTGATATAGATATAGATAGCAAAGAAAATACAATGCAAATAATATACGGTTTTATCGATTATTTACAATGCATATATGACAGATTAGAAAAACTATGTAAGCAATCAGGGCAAACGGCCGTACTTGAATGTGAAATTTGAATAGAAATATATTGCCACAATTAGCATAGATACATTGTTGGGGCTTTTGCCAACATATCATCTTATGACACCCCGGCAGTAATACGGCTGCCGGGTAGGCGATAGGTAAGAATGAACGAATAAATTTAATTAAGGAGGAAATAATATGTTCATGATTTGCATTTTGATTTGGTTAGCTGTTGGAGTAAGTAAGGAGCTGACTGGAAATAACGGTTTTTAAACCGAATTATCCGCCAAAGGTTGAAAGCCTTGCAAGTGGTGCAAGTTCCACGGGCGGAACTATTTACTAACTTAAAAACAAAAAGATTATGGAAAAGAATTATTTCATTCAGATTAACGAGAAAGGACGAACTATAATGCTTCAACCATGCAACGCATTCGAAGCTATAAGGTTGCTAAACTTCTACAGCGATGGGATAAACCTGCTTAAAGAAACACAAGAAGTTACAAGCGTAGAACTGTATAAGATTGGCGAACCATTGCCGAAACGAATTTTAATCTAAGGAATAATTTATGAAAGTAGTAGAATATGGTCGTATATCCACCGACAAACAAACATTGGAGCAGCAAAACAGAACCGTCCAAGAATGGTTGAAAAGAAACGGTTTAAAATCTGACATTGTGATAACGGAAGAAGGAATATCTGGCGGTGTAACCTATAAGAAACGGAAATTAGGCACTGATGTACTTCCGTTGCTGGAGACTGGAGATATGCTAATAGTAGCCGAAATTTCTCGTTTAGGACGATCTATGAGCGATTTAAACAAACTCATCAATGATGAACTAAAACCGCGTAAAATACGTCTTGTAATCGTCCAAATGGGCATTGATTTGAATTGTGGCATGATAAAAGCGATGGACGAAATGATTTTGTTTGCCTTTTCTTTTGCTGCCCAACTGGAAAAAGAACTTATACAGGAACGAACTAAATCAGCATTGGAAGTAAAGAAAAAACAAATTGAGGAAAACGGTTATTTTATTTCCAAAGCTGGAAACAAATGCACCTCTTTAGGTGGAACAACCACCGGACAGGCGAAAGGCGGTAAGGTGAACGGGGAAAAAAGAAGAAAGGAAGCGATGAACGATGAAAAGAACAATATGATAGCCGCCATGTTGGAGGGGTGCAATACTCCGCAAGATATTGACAAGGTAGTTGAACGACTGAACGCAAGAGGCATTCGCACACATAGTGGCTTAGAATTTACCCGAAATCGCTTAACCGCGCTCAGAACGAAAATAAACAGGCGTGCGGAATATGCACAAAGCGTATTATCTGAATGAATGTTTAAAAACATGCCTTCTTTATTAATGTAATATTTTGCATTGTCAAGATAAACATTTATATTTGCAGTATCAAATAACACAATAGAACCGGCGGCAACGGATAAGCGGCATTAAGCAATGAGAACGTATTTTGCGAACTTTAAGGCCAATAACGGCACGAGTCTTATGGAACCGATTACAGGTACTAACAAATCGGTGTTAATAAAAGATATTAGGCATATTGCGGAGGCTAACCGCTTTGCCGGAAATGAATGTAGTTGGTCCGTGTTCATCAAAGAGGGTGACAACTATATAAGCATCGCCCGTGGAGGTATGTGGCCGGATGGTTCTAGATGGCGGGACAATACGCCTGAGATACTATAATTTGGTAACTATAAACAAAAATAGGGCAGCGAAAAAATCGCTACCCTAAATGTTGAATTGTGATTTAAGTCACAATGACATTTTTAATGTCGTTTCAATCCACGCCCGAAGGCGACTAATATCATTTCTGATATGCGGTGCAAAGGTACGTGTTTTTGAATTAAGAAACAAGCAATTTTCAATTTTATAAAATATAAGATTATGAAAATTTTTAATTCATTAGATATAAATTTTCGCAGAGCATTCAAGCAGGCTGCAAAACGAGGTATCGTTAAGTTCACGGTTGAAGGGATTAAAGACGATCCTGATTCAATCTATCCGATGTTTGAAGTTTCGAATAATCATGTCACTTACTATTCCGTGCAGAGACAAGAGAGTGTTTGTATAACTGACAAGGAATTAAAAGCTGTTATCTACTAATGAAAAAAGAAAATCCGAAATATCCAGGTATATACCTTGCTGAAAACATTATTGATTACCATGGCCAGATAGGGATTATTCGCCTATCTTTCCCTCGTTGTTTTATTTGGTTCGACCAAGATGCCGATAGTATATACTGTAGCTATGATGAATTTAAAGATAGAATTGCCCACATAAATTGGCTTGATCCATCTAACAGCGGAAGCAATAGAGATAAGGAATTAGCATTGATTGAGATGTGGAATTTCTTGTGTGAAGAAGAAAGAGAGGAAGAGAGGTTATATGGAGAACTTGAATGAGAGAGAACGAATCGGTAAGCGTATTGCCGAGCTCAGAAAGCAAAAGGGATTGTCCCAAGCGAGATTGGCAGAGCTGGTCAGTATAAACCAGGGTCACATAGCACGAATAGAACTTGGTAAATATAGTACAGGTATAGATATCCTTGCAAAGATAGGGTATGCACTAGGTTGCAGGATTGATTTTATAGAAAACTAAAAAAATGAAAACATTAGAAGAACTCAGAGACTTTATCAACCGAGAAATAAACTTTGTGTCTTTGGATATAATTTTTAAAGTCGTTGATTTAGTCATAGCTGAAAACGGATGGACCGATGAACGTCCCAGTTCTCAATACGGTATATGCAATGATGGTGTGCGTATCCTTTTCTTTGATTTGGAAATGGTTGCTGTAATCAATGCCATTGACGACTCAGTTTAAAACAAACAGTTTCAGCAAGTAGGGCTGTATAACTCTTGCTGAAACTGTTCTTCCAATTCAGGTGTTAAAGTCTAATCTTACTTTCTAGCAAATCAAATCCTTTTTCCACTTCGGAATTAAGAACTTTCGCATAAACTTGTGTAGTGCGAATGTTTGTGTGTCCAAGCATTTTGGCAACAATTTCAATAGGCACACCATTGTTCAGGGCAAAAACGGCAAAAGTATGTCGCCCCATATGTGTGGTTATATTCTTATCAATACCTGCGTATTGAGCGACCACCTTTAATGAGACATTATATTTTTGATTGGATATGATAGGTAGCTTATAGTCATACTTCTTCAATATTTCGATTGCCGGAGTAAGAAGCACTATTTTATAATCCTCATTGGTCTTTTTTCTTCTGTCGGATACAATATATTTCCCATTCCTTTCCTCGACATCCTTTTCAAAATTGAATTTCTCAAAATCAGCATACGCAAGTCCAGTGTAGCATTGAAAAAGAAATAAATCACGTATCCGGTCTATTGATGGCATATTAATTTTACAAGTACGGATCATTTTTAGTTCTTCTTCTGTAAGATATTTCCGCTTCTCAAATCTTCCGCGTTCAAAATGCAAACCAACATAAGGGTCTTCATTCAATAAACCGAACTTCATTGCCTCATGCAAATAACGCTTTAAGCGTTTATGATAGTTATAGATTGTAGGTTGAGAAATCTCCTGTTGATGCAGGAATTCATCGTAAAGCGTTATATTCGCTTTTGTCAGGTCATCCATGTAATTTAGCTTTCCGAACTTTTCTAACGATTGTAGCAAAGTTCTATGCTGTTTTCGCGTGCTTTCCTCAATGTCTGTCCTATCCTCTATTCTTGTGCGAACAAAATCAATAAACGAATCCGAATGGTTGGATTTCTCCAAGAACGCGTTAAGTTTTTCAAAGTCGAATTGCTGGTCATTTCTAAACAAATCAAGAATAAAATCATTTAATTTGCTCATCATACCATCAAGCATCGCATTTAACTGGATTGAGTGTACGGAATTAACTACCTTCTTTTTTTCATTCCATTGGTCAGCGTATAGTTTCACTGATGTCCCAATCCATTTCCGTTTACCTTCTGATGTTACTTCAATCTGAACCAGACCTTTTTTGTTTCTTGTGGCGACATGCTTTCTGTCGAACACAAACCTCATTGTTGGATACTTCATACTTTTTGTTTTTTAATGTGAATCACTGGTTGTAATCGAACAGAATCACGAATTTTCATGTATACTGTTAAATAATGCATGTATTGGTTTAATAAATAAAAAAACAGTATTTATTCTATTTGGTATCATGTTTTTGGGTATCATTTGATACCTTTGATACTTTATCGGTATCAAAAATAATACGTTTGATGCATTACTGTGCATGATTGTGCACTAATAAACGTTAATAAAAACGAGTTGTAAATGCTTATATTCCAATATATTACATTGTAATTAGCTGATATACAATAAAAAAGGCGATTACCGAAGTAACCGCCTTTAGTGATTCCGCTGCGATTCGAACGCAGGACCCACGCCTTAGAAGGGCGTTGCTCTATCCAGCTGAGCTAC